GGAGATGATGTCGACGCGCGGGCGGCGGAGTCGGCACCGCGATGCCGAGGAGAGTCGGCCACCTCGGTTAAACGGGGTTGTCACACTAAGGTGATGGGGAGTGCCGCGGATCAACCTCTCCGTGCCGCCAGAGGCGGAATTCAATAAAGGGCTGCCCCAAGATTGTGGGTCAGGCTGTGTTCGGAACGTAACAGCTCCCGTTTCGTTGCCCTTCGAGTTTCAGTTCCGCGGGAGACGAACATGGCTGAGAAAACGCTTGAGACACTTTTTCACGACACGCTGAAAGACATCTACTACGCAGAGCGCAAGATCGTTAAGGCACTGCCTAAGATGGCGCGCGGGGCGCAGTCACCCGAACTCAAGGCGGCTTTCGAGAAGCACCGCGACGAGACCGAGGGCCAGATAGAGCGCCTGCAGCAGGTGTTCGAGATGATCGGCAAGCGGGCGCAGGGCAAGACCTGCCCGGCCATCGACGGCATCATCGAGGAAGGCGAGGAGATCCTCGAGGAATTCAAGGGCCAGCCGGCCCTCGACGCCGGGCTCGCCGCCGCCGCGCAGGCCGTCGAACATTACGAGATCAGCCGCTACGGCACGCTGAAGCGCTGGGCCCAAGTGCTCGGCATGAAGGATGCCGCACTGCTGTTCGATGCCACGCTCAAGGAAGAGACCCTGACCGACGAGACGCTGACCAAGCTCGCCGATCAGGTTGCCAACATCAAGGCGAAGAAGGCCGCGTGATCAAGTGAGGACCAGGGAGAGCACGGGAGGTCGACGCCTCGCGTGCTCTCCCGTTGCCGTTCATTGGACGTGCTTTACGGAGCCGCTCTACAGGCTTCTCGCTTGCCTCGAAGATCGTCTACTCAGCCCGGCCTCATTCCATTTGGGCCGGTCCGGCGCACAGCATCTACCGAGATGGAAGCAACGAGCGCCCCGTCTTCGTCATACACATCGAGCGTGAGCAGCCCACGAGGTGATAATCCACCGTCTACATCCCGCAGGAGATGGCCGATCGTCGACACGGCCTCCGACCAGGCGCCATTGTCGTCTGGATGATTGGCCTCGGTCACAAATGGCCGGTCGGACCATCGAAAGACATACTTTGGCACAGGCTCCTCGGGTCGGTTACCTCGACGATGTCGTGAGCCAACGTTCCTTCGGTGAAGAGGTTGCCTCACGCCGATACAAAAAGTCCGCGGACGCAGGCAAACGGTTCGTGAGCGCCTAGGCTGAGGAAGAAATCCACGCCATGTCTGTAGATGTATGACGCGGCCCTCTAAATGTCGCCATTGGCGGGTATGAAATGCACAGTATGGATCAAAGTGAACGACTTCATGCGGCCTTGACAGAGGACGGACGATTCCGGCTGCTGGTCGACGCGATCACTGACTACGCCATCTATATGCTTGACACGGATGGTCGTATTGCGAGCTGGAATGCTGGTGCTCAGCGCTTGAAAGGCTACACCGAGCAAGAAATTCTTGGCCAGCATTTCTCGCGCTTCTACACCGAGGAAGATCGGAGCGTTGGACTGCCGGCGCGCGCTCTTCATCTGAGTGCGACAACGGGAAAGTTCGAGGCCGAAGGCTGGCGTGTGCGCAAGGGTGGCGACCGCTTTTGGGCACACGTGGTGATCGACCCCATCTTCGCTCCCGATGGCGAGTTGGTAGGCTACGCAAAGATCACTCGTGACGTGACTGAGTTACGGGCTGCCCAGAAGGCGCTGGAGGAGACCCGAGAGCGTCTCCTACAGTCGCAGAAGATGGAGGCGATCGGCCAGCTGACGGGGGGAATCGCGCATGACTTCAATAACTTGTTGATGGTCGTGCAGAGCAGCCTCGAATTGTTCCGAAAGCGCCTGCCACCACGGCTGACCGGTGTCGAGCTATTAGATAACGCCATTCAGGCCACCCAGCGGGGCGCCTCGCTAACCCAACGCATGCTAGCGTTCGCCCGGCGGCAGGAGCTGAAGGCGACGGCCGTTGACATCCCCGAATTGGTCCTTGGAATGACTGATTTGCTGCAGCGCTCGATTGGCCCCAGCATCCACATGGAGACGCGTTTCTCCATCGGACTTCCGAAGGCCTACATAGATGCGAACCAGCTTGAGCTGGCGCTGGTCAATCTCGTGGTGAATGCGCGCGATGCCATGCCTACCGGCGGCAACATCACGATCGCAGCGCGCGCCGGAATGGTAGGGACATCGACCCGGGTTGATGATCTCACTGAACTCACCGCCGGCACCTACGTGTGCGTATCAGTCTCAGACACCGGTACGGGGATGGACGAAGCGACCTTGTCCCGAGCTGCTGAGCCGTTTTTCACCACCAAGGGCGTGGGCAAGGGCACCGGTCTTGGGCTGGCCATGGTCCATGGCTTCGCAGCTCAGTCAGGCGGAAAGCTCCTTTTGAAAAGCAGCGCCGACGTCGGCACTACGGCAGAGATCTGGCTGCCGATGGCGATAGCGGAGGCGAAGCGCGCATCAGTTGTACCCGCACTGGAGCCTCCAGCTGCAACTGAACGCCTGAGGATCATCGCGGTGGATGATGATCCGTTGGTGCTTCTTAGCACGGCCGAAATGCTGAGGGAGCTTGGTCACGACGTCACCGAAGTCACCTCGGCGGCTCATGCTCTTCATGCCCTCAGAGGAGAGGAGTTCGACCTGCTCATCACTGATCAAGCAATGCCGGGGATGACGGGCCTTCAGCTCATCGAGGAGGTCGACAGGCTATGGCCTGACATGGCTTCCATCATCGCCACCGGATATGCCGAACTGCGGGAGACTGGATCCGTGCCGTTTGTCAGGCTGTCCAAGCCGTTTCCCGAGCATGCGCTTACTAGCAGCATCATAAAGGCGCTCAAGATGAGAGAGAATCGAAGACGAGACCGCTAGCGCCTCCCTTGCGCTGCCAGCCGTCACCCGCCGATCCGCAGCCAATGTCGTACAGCATTTACCGCGGTGTCGCTGGCATAGGCCAGCATGGCGCCTAAGGAGATGCCGCCCAGCGCCAGTAGCCCGGCGAAGCCAAGCCCGATGGTCTTCATCCGCTTCCACTCTTCGGTCTGCGGCTCTCACGCCCGCTGGTGTCGGCCTCCATGAGCCCGGGTTTGATCATGTCAGCCCGATGCTCACCGAGCGGCAGCCGGTGGCTATTGCGCTGTTACGCGTCGTTCATCACGGAACCGCCGAAGGTGAAAGAGCGCACGCCGCGACCAACTCTTGATGGCCCCCAAGAGCTCCAAGTCGAGCGCTACGAGCGACCTGTAGAAGTCACGCACCTCTGGCCGGCTGAAATCGGGTCGAGCTGTCGGCGGGCCCGGATTCGAGCGACGAGACTTGATGGTCAACGGAAGTCCGGACGCGCGCACGAGCTTGGCAAGCCCATCATCGAGGTTCTCGGTGAAGCCGACGAGATCAAGCTCCTGAACCATATCGTAGGCCCGGTATAGATGCTGTCGATCTACCCATGCATCGTCCGTCAGATGGCCGGAGAGGTACCGCACCTGACAATTGTCAAAAAGATACCTCGCCGCAGGTAGCGTCGACATCATCTCATTAAGTCTACCAACATCACTTAGGTTGGTTTCTAAAAGAAAATTGCAGACATCTTTCTGATCATCTGGAAATGTTTGCAGAATATCGAACTTCGCACTATGTTGCATCCACTTGAGGTAGGATATCAGCTGCTCAACCGGATCTCTCAGAAACGTAAATACAAACCAGTTGCTTCGGTCCAGAAGGCCCAGGGCTTGCGGCACAGACAGGTGGCCTGACACGAACCTCTCCGGGATGTCAGCAGACAAGTCCGCCATCAGGGCCGGCACACCTTCAATATGGATGCGCGACGCCACTTGCTCCGAGAGGACATCATTCACCGTCGTGCCGGCTGTTTTGGGTATGTGAACCAGAAACAATCTCTTAGACAAAATCCCTACCCCGTCATGCCGAAACGCGCATTCAACAAGAGAGCCAAAATCCCGCCCCTTGCCCGCGAACCCCTCCCAGTTGACGCATTAACACCCGCTAAGCGCAACCCAATGCGCGGCATTGGCTTAATGGCCGATTTAGGGCTCCCTTTGAGTAATCCTCATTGACCTCTAGCGGCCCACCATGCTGTGCTCCGTTAGACACCGACGCTGACTGGATTTGTAATGCTCCGCTGGCTCAAGCGACAGAAAGCACGAAACGTCACCCCGCTCGCCGATGCGCCAGCACAACCCCAAAAGCCCGCGGTGGTCGAGGCAGTTGAGCCCGACATCATCGAAACAACCGTAGCTGCCAGCAGTGCGCCAGCCCTACACGGCCCCCGGGAGTTTGCCGCGGAGGCAGCCGCTTATCGACAGAAGCTCACCGCAGCGAAGACCTTCGACGAACTACGGGAGTTATGGCGCACCAGCGTATTTCCATATCGGATGAACGAGCAGGATCCCTTCTCGGCTTCATATCGCGCTGAGGTCCTTGCTCTCTATGAGATGCTTGTGCAGTCCGATTACAACGTCCAGAACGAGCTGACATCCACCCATCTGAAGGCCGAAGATTTTGCCGTTGGCTATCCTTGGACGTCGAAGAATCTCGGCGTCGTCGCTTCCGAGCTCGGGAAAGCGCTTCAGGGATTCCGCGTCATTGCCGAACATTGCCCTGGCGCGACAAGCGTTATCGAGTTTGGCGCAGGTTGGGGCAACTCGGCTATCCCCCTCGCGCGGGCGGGACTCGACGTCACCGCCGTCGACATCGACCTCGCTTTTCTTCAGCGGATTGAGCGCGAAGCGGCGGCCCTGTCGGTGGGGATCAAAACGGTAAACGCCGAATTCCTCGAAGCCGCGCGCAATGTCGATCGCCGATATGACGTTGCCCTTTTCTCATCTAGTTTCCATCACTGCCTGGAGTTTCAAGAGCTCCTCCGGCTGATCCATAAGCACGTTCTGACGGACAATGGCTGCATCTGCTTCTTCGCAGAGCCCGTCTCGAACGGCTTCACCTTCCCGTGGGGCTTGCGTTACGACGGCGAGGCAGTGTGGGCCATAACGTGCAACAAGTGGCTCGAGCTCGGGTTCTCCGAAGACTTCTTCAGGGAAATCCTTGATCGGACCGGGTTTTCCGTCCAGCCGGTTCCCGACAGCTCGGGATATCTTGGCCTCGGATGGGTTGCGCGCAAGATCTGATGCGGTTGGAGGTCAGACTGCGCGGCACAGAATGATGTAGTGCAGCCCCGGATATCCAAGCTCCGGCCTGTCTGTGACTGTTGGCCAGAAATAGCCGATCGGCATGTGAGCTTGTGACAGCACCGTAGGCTCGAAACCGGCCTCTCCCAGTTGGTGGAGCAGTGCATCCTGGCCGAACATCCGCATTTCCAGCACAGTGCCTGGCCCCCCGTGGAAGATAATATTCTGGTCGTAGACTTCGTAGCTACCGTCCGCCTTTCGGCTCACCACCACCCATTGGCCATCCATCTGACACAAAGCGAAATTCACCATGCCGGGAAAGTGTTCGGTTGTTTCCGGAGCCGATGTGAACGGCACTGAGAAAACCAAGACACCGCCCTTTTTCAGCATTCGGCGCAGATTGCGAAAACCGAGATCAAGCGGCTGCAATACGTGTTCGAACACCTCAGTACAGATGATGAAATCGAGATTCTGGTAATTTTTCCAATCATCACTCAACACATCAAGGCGTGGCTCTTGATGAAAGAACGTATTGGTAAAATCGAACTTTTGAGCCAGGACGCTAGCATAGCCATCCCACTCGCTCATGCCGAGCCCCCGCACGAAGCGATCGGTGGGAAATTCCTTTAGCGGCAACGATTGTCGCATGAGGCCCAGACTTAGCGCATGGACAATCCCCCGGAAGCGCGGCGTCGATCCACACTGCCGACAATTGGGAAACTCACGGTGAAATTCCCCTGCGCGTTGCAAATTGCCGGCGCCACAAATGTTGCACGCGAACGAGATCGTTGTTTCGGGATCGATGCTCAGTTCCAATTTATACTTGCCCTATCTCTGAACATGCACAACGCCGCCCCCTCTCAGTCCGACAAGATTATGGGCTTCGTCAACTCGCCGATCCCGCCTCGGCCGCAGCCGGCGTCCTCATGAGCAGATCTTCCGCAAAGGCCGTCCACCGTTGACGGAATGCTGCATAAGAGTAGTGCTGAGCCCTGTCATAAGCGCGCCCCCGGAGCCGATCGAGCTCCACCGCATCGGCATTCAGGAGCGCCTCCGTCAACGACACCAACTGATCTCTGTCCCCATAGTGGAAACCGGAAACTCCGTCCTCGACGATCGACGCGGGCCCTCCATTATTCACAACGACCGGGACCACCCGTGCCGACATCGCCTCGACGACGCTGATGCCAAAATGCTCGCATTGGTCGGGCCGCTCAGCAGGATCGACGCCGAATCCCGCCCCGTGCCAGTAGACCGAGCTGCTGGCCAGCAAGTCCTCGACCTCTTCGGGCGCCGCGTCGACATGGAATTGCACCGGTAGGCCTTCCGCCCGCTTCAGGCAATCCTCAAGATAAGCCCGATGCTCTGGCTCCGGCGGCAGGGAGCCAACAAGGTGCAGGACGACATTATTACCACGAGACACGAGATCATCGACGGCCTCGATCATCATGTCCTGCCGCTTGCAGTGTCCTCCCGTGAAGAAGCGCCCGATCGCCAGGATTCCCGCCCGCTCTCCCTCCGACGCGCCGCTTACAAGCCCGACAGAGGGATAAAGGACCTCAACCGTCATCCGTTCGAACGCTGTGCCTGCAAGCTGCTCGCGAATGAATGCCTCGACGAACTCCGAATAGCACACGATCGCATCGTATCGAGCTAACCACGGCAGGCGCCGCTCAAGCTCCTCGGGGGCCGACTTGAACGGAACTTGGCAGCAATAAATGTTGCGAACCCCGAGCCCAGGCGAACTGGGGCAAATTTCGTTGCCGAGAGCGAAGAACACGTCATATGGCTCGCCATTGACCGCCTCGGCGTAGGTAACGATGTCCAGGCTCGGCAACTCCAGACTGAGGCTCTTGAGGACTGACGATATCCGGATGCGCGAAAACCGCTCGGGCACAATCAGTGTCGGCGCGAACCCAAGCCGCGAAAACACTTCTATGACGCCCAGCAGATAGCGCTCCCCACCACCGGGATTGATATTGTAGGGCGTATAGAAGCCCGCTCGTCTGCCATTCGGCGCATTCGCCGGAACGATTCGCCCTGTGAAATGCCGCCCATCGTGGCGACCACTCTCGAGAAACGAAGCCCAGCGCTTCACAAATTTCCGGCGATTTAGATCAACGATCGTGGAAAGCCGAAGTCCGTTAGACGGGTCCGACGTCGTGGCGTTCTCGTAATGTATAACCGTAGATTCTGGGACAAAATATACGCTTTTTCCGAGGGTCGCAATCTTCAGACACAGATCGCAGTCTTCGTAGTAAGCTGGCTCATACCGAAAATCGAAACCCAAGACACTCTCAAAATCAGCCTTCCGCATCAGCACTGCCGCAGCTGAAACGTAATCAACTTCTCGCATCTTATTAAATCGAGGCTGATCCGGGGACTGAAATTTGCCGATCTGGACTGAATTTCCATCCTGATCTAGCAAGGCACCAGCCTCTTGCAGTTGACCATCGGGATAGACAAACTTTGGACCGCAACAACCGGCATTCGGCTCCGTACGAATCGTGTGGATCAGAGGTTCAAGCCACCACTTCGTGACCACTACATCGTTGTTCAAGAACAGAAGATACTTTCCCTTGGCCGCCTCTGCTCCGATATTGTTTCCTTCGCCAAAAAACCTATTCACCTCCAAGCGAATGAGCGTATGCGGGCCCTCGTAGCGAACGAGCGAGAGATACTCTTCTTTCCTGCTCCCATTATCTACTACGATAACCTCGTAAGTTGCACCGCTGGTATTTTCCCATATACTTTCCAGACATTCGACGGTCATGTCCGGTTTATTGAGATTAAGTATAATAATGGACACTTCAGGATCAACAGAATTGTAATAGAACAACCCGGAGCCCGACGAAACATTGGATACTGTGAGCAATTTACAACTCCCCCGCCGTGAAAACGCGATGCCAAAAGGATCAAAACTGCACAGCGCCGGGCAGTCTCTGATAGCCGGGACTTAACATCCACTGCCGGAACCGACGCCGGGGCATCCCATTCTTGTTGATAACTAGAAAGCGCGAGAATTTCCGCGGGCGACCCGAGCGAGAAAAAAGCAGCACTCTCAGGGGCTTGTGCGGCTTTCCATTCCTCCGAAAGAGCAATTTTCCTATGGCTCCCCGCTCTCCATAAGTCATTACCTGCGGTATCATAGCCCTGGCTTCCTCAGCCGCGATTAGAATCGACAGTCGCGCCGTAGCTTCGTTGAGCTGCTGAGACGCGTGCCGCAGATGGGCGGCAAGCCGCAGTTCCGCTTGATACGACGCGATCTCGAGCCTGCGAATCTCAAGCCGGTGACGCTCTAGTAACTCGATGTTCTCGGAGCGGAGCGCCTCAATAATCTCGGCCTGAGTTTTACTAAAGCCGACATCATCGGTCGCGCTACTGGCCAAAAGCTCAAGCTTTGTCATTGCTGAAACATCTTCTCCGAGATCTTTGCAATCCGCCAGATTGCGGCCGAAGGGTCGATTGTAATCTGTTCCCCATCGAAAGCACTTACATCAACTACTTGCGATGGCATGGAGATAGAACTTCTACAACTCTTTAGGTCGCACTTTAATCGAGTTTAATCGCCTTTGGAAGCGCCTGGTATGCCTCGCTGGTCAACCACCGCTGGAACGGGCGACGGGGCTGCCCCTTGCTATCGAGAACGATACTTTTCGACACCGCCCTGCATCTGCCGTCAGTATGAAAGAGTAGCCGCTGAACGAGGCGATGGGGACGCCCATCCCATCTGAAGAGACAACGTTCCGCCCAGCCCTTTTGTCGCAGATAGGACTGCAACACATCCAATTGCTCTGCCATCCGGCGCGCGGTCTGGAGTTGTCCCGACAGCTCTTCGCTCGCCTGATGCGCGGCAAAGAGCTGACCCTCTAGTTCGCTCTTCCGCTGGCGCTCGGCCTCGAGCACAGCTTCGAGCTCGCTCAGACGGTCGGCACGTTGGCGTTCGAGCTCCACCCTGTGTTCCAGCTCCGCAGCACGTCGGCTTTCAAGCTCTGCCCTTTGCCCTAGCTCCGCGGCCGACAGTAATGCGCTCTGCATGTCGACCGTCATGAACTCATCAAATATATTTGGTGGGTACTTAAACCGGGGAACTAAGCTCTCCCGCTCATTTGCAACGTAGAAACGGTTCAATCCATCCGTATAGACGAACCTGTAACCCGCATCGAGAATGAATATTTCCCATTCTTCGTGGCTTTCAACCTGGACCATGGGCTCCATCGCCTCGATCACAACGACCCAAGGTCGAAAGCGTGTCCAGTCTCCGCCACGCAGCACCGCGTCTTCCAAACCTTCTACATCGATCTTCAGAAAATGAATGTCTTGGCCGGGAGGCACGTAGTCGCTGCATATCGATTCCAGCGTGGCCATGGGCACAAGGACGCCGCTGGACTGGAAGCCTTTTGCGTGGTGCTCTTCAGCGATGGAGTCAACGACTGTTGAGAGGCCTTCGTTGCTCATGATGTTGATTGTGACTTCGCCTGGCGCATCGCCGACTGCGACCCCCAGGTTGCGGTCGCGCACCCGGTGCTGGTTGAGCTGGCTCAGTAGAGCTGGATTTGGCTCAATATTTATGCCGCTCCAGCCTCGATCGTAGAACGCCTTCGTCACACTGTGAAACTGTGGCCAGGCGGCCCCGATATCGATGTAGAACCCAAGCTCAACATCTTTTAGAGCTCGCCAGAGCATCACGTCTTCTTTATTCTGGGCGAAAGAGACGAACATTTGCGCTCGGGGTCCTCAGCTATTCAGGCGCGGTCGGGCATCGTACAGATATCGGCTGGAGACGAGAAGCTGTCGAATCCGCCTTTCCCGTGGATGGCCGATACGCAGGGGATTCACCCGTCGGCCTCGATGGATTGGAGTGCTCAGCAGGCCGTGTCACTGCTTGAGCACATGGACTTTGATGCCGACCCAGAGAGCGATCAGCAGGCCGCCCGTCAGGATGGTGATGACGGCATATCCGATCTTGGAGGCAGCGCCGTCAGCGGCCCGTCTCCAGCGGCGCAGGAAGCGGAAATCCTCGCGCGCCTCCTTGCGGTCGTCCGAGTCCTCCAGATAGAGGCCGGCGTCGGCGAGGCCGCGCTGCACCGCCTTCTCCATCATCTGGGACAGTTCGTCCTTCGAGATGGAGAGAACGAGGTTTTCGGTGGGCTCGTTGTGCATCAGCGCCCCGCACACGCATCGAGCTTCTGGTAATGGCGATCGAGGTCGACGACCCAAGCGTCAACCTGAGTGCTGCCGGACGCGCGCAAGGCCGCTACAGCCTCTTTCGGAGGCGCCGACAGGCCGGGGCAGCTACCGACGACGTTCGTCACGCATCCGCCCAAGGCGATCATAGGCAGCGTCAACATCAGCAGGCGCGCGGTCGATTTCATCGTATTTCTCCTGAAGCCTCTCCCGCGCCTTGGCCTGCTCCAGCCGGATCGCGTTCTTCCCGTCTTCCCTTGCCCGCCACCACGCTGCCCCGATGGCAGCAAGGAACGCGGCGGCGGCGAGGATGTAGAATTTCGCCTTGCCCCAGAGGGCGAGTAGCCATGTCATCGCGTGGCCTTTCGGATGATGAGGAAGGCGATGACGCCGACTGCGATCACGAGGCAGATGCCGACCGCGATCTGCACCGGGCCGCTACCCGTCGCGAGCGCAGCCGCGCCACCCAGAAGGCCGCCGGTCGCCGTGATGTTCTCGCTCGTCACCAGATCCTTGATCGGGGTGCCGGGGGCAGCGGGGATGGTGTTCGAGGCCACGAAGGAGCCCTTCGCCCACAGGCCTGCCTCGGCCGCGCGACGGTTGGTGAGGCCCTTCATGACCTTGCCGTCGTTCTTGTTCCAGCGGGCGAGTTGGGCGGGCACGGCGTCGTAGTCGCCGGCATTGAGCTTGCGCAGGAGGGTGGACTTGGCAAACGCCCCCTCGCCGATGTTGAAGACGAAGCTGGCGAGGGCGCCCCGCTGCCAGTCGTTCAGGGGCACTTTCACGAGGCGGTCGAGAGCGTCCGCCACCTCATTCAGGTCGTGCTCCAGCGCGGCGTCCGCCTGCGCCTGCGTGATCTTCATGCCCTTCTTGACCGGCATGAAGGCATCCGAGGTGTGGCCGTAGCCGATGGTCCACGGCTCACCCTTGACTGAACCGGGATCGGGATAGGCCGCAAGTTTGCAACCTTCGAAGCGCTTCACATGCGCGACGACTTCAGGCGTGACGGTACGCGCCATGGCGGTCTCCAGATTGTCGAGTTAGGAACAGGATCAGGCCCAGCCCTGAGGCGGCCTGCGGTGCAACGACGGTGAGCTATGTCCGAAGGGAAGATGCGGTGAGTGACGAAAAGAGGCTGATCGAAATGCTCTCCGAGCTGGAGAGCGCGATCGAGGACCACTCCTACGCCCTCGCCGCGGCCCGCAAGCCATCGTTGACCCGTGATGAAAGGCTGGCGATCGTTAGAGTTAGTAGGGAGTCATGGAAGCAGCTTGAGGCAGCTTGGAAAGCACTTGATCAGGCGGCAGTTCAATAGGCCCGGCCGAACCCACGAGGAGATCTGGCAATGCGGTTCAGCGCCGAATGGTGGACGGCTTCGGCCTCGTCTTTGCGGGCATCGGCACGATCACGGTCATGTTCTGCTGGTGGGTCGACCGTCGCGTCGCACGGTTCACGGCAGAAGACGCCGATGCTCACCGGCACCTAAATCGCAGCGCCAGGCGCATTGCTGCTTCCGGAATGAAAGGGTTACCCGACGACGGCTGAGGGGCTCGGCCAATTGGCCGCGGGGCGAGGGCAAACGCCGACTACTTGGGCGCTAACGAGCCAGCTTGCCGTTGCGACAGACCCGCTCCAACCAGCCGCTGCGCGCAGCGGCGGCATCATGTTGACCCGGGTTTGCCGCTGCTGCACCTTCGACCCTTCAAGGAACTTTGGAATCGCACAGATGATTGTCGTGATCGGCGGCATGCAGCGAAGCGGGTCGACTTTCAGCTTTAACGTGGCGCGGGACTACCTCTCTTCCCGAGGGTCAGTCTATCAGGAGCCGGAAAACGACTTTCTGAATGTCGTCAGCCGTAGTGGGGAGAGTGACTTCGTAATTATGAAGTCGCATAGCGTAAGCTCGAGCTGCCGTCGTCTGATTAATCTTGGTGCCGCCAAATCGATATGCACGGTAAGGCGACCTGAAGACGCCATCGCTTCATGGATGGAAACCTTCGGCTTTACGCTCGAAAGGTCCATTGACGACCTCAAAGAGTGGCTCGACATGTTCGCCGAAATCCGAGCTCACTCTCTGGTAATTGACTATGATGAGATAGACCGCCGCCCATTCTATGCTGCGTGGCGCATCGGGCGGTTTCTTGGGTATTCTTCGCCATTCGAGGCCCGTCGCATCGCGAAGCGGCATTCTAAGAGCGCCGTGAAGGCGCTAACCGACAACCTCGAAAACGCCGATCGGAGCCTGGTGGATATCGGCTTTAGCCAATATGACGGCAGCACCCTCTATCATCGACGGCATGTTTCGACGTTGAAGTCGCGCGACGCGGCGGAGCGGCTTCCCGCGGAAGCCATCCGGTTTATACGAGACAGACTAGCCCAATACATCGACGATCGTGGCCACCTCACGATGGCCACGTGATCGGGCAGGCCGCAGCGACCTCTGCCAAGAAAGCCTCGACAGTTGGAGCTTCTCGCGCGCCGCTCTGAACCTCGGCCAGGGCGGCAAAGGCATAGGTCCAAACATTCGAACGAAAGGTCTTCAGCGCCGTCGCCTCGGCGGCATAGGCCGGGTTCGGATCGTCAAGATAGGTGACCGCTGCGAGCATGCCGTCATACTGGCGCTCCTGCGCCTTGGCATCGAGCATGCCCTGGATGGTGGACGAGTACATGGCGAGGAGCTGCTCATGCTGCTCGGCCGCCTTCTGGTCGGCGGTGATGTAGTCGGCAGGGGTGAGCGTCCGCATCAAGGGGTCTCCTCATCGGCAGGCAGCACGATCACTCCATCGACCGGATCGAGGATCGGCGCCGGAAAGGCGACCGCCTGCGACGGCGCAGGCCGGTGCGGCAGGATCAGAGTCAACTCGAGATCGCCTGCAACGCGGCTGACCTCGCCGACGATCCAGTCGGATAGCACCGCCCCGTTGGGAACGGTCGCCCCGTCGGGCAGCCCGGAGAAGTCGATCGCCGCGCCGTTGATGGTAAGCACGTCGCCGGCCTTGCTGACGATCAGGACGTCGTCGCGCCGCATGGGTGAAAGGTCGATGCGCATCAGAACCACCTGCCGACAGCCAAGAATTGCATATTGTTCGTCGCGCCAGACGTGATCGCCTGAACCGCGAGCAGCTGATAGGTCCACTGCGTGGTGTTTACCCCTGACAGGGTGCCCATCCAGCCGTTACCCGGACCAATGTTGATGATGCCAAAGGGTACCCCCGCAAACGACGCCGGGAAGGTAACGGTGAAGGGATCGGTTCGGTACAACCCGTTCGCTACGGTGGTCGTCGACAGCGTTGTGCCGGAAGTCGTGCGCCAACATATTTGGGTCCCATCTGCGAAGCGGACGAATTCGCCGCTCGCGTTGCTGCCGCGCTCGACAATCGCGCCGGTCGGCGTGCCGCCGGACTGCGAGACGGTGCCGACGATGCTGGCCGCGTGGTAGATCTTGTGGGCCACGGCTCCATACGAGCCGCCGCCGACCTTCCACGCATTGTCGGTATCAAGTCCGAAGTAGGCCGCGAACCCGCCGGGGCGGTGGAACGCCATGGCCGCGGCGCCGATGCCGTTGCCTTGAACCTCGAGTTCACCGAGATTCAAGGTGGCAGTGGCGATGCCGTTATTGCCCTGTACGCCACCGTCAGCAATCAGCCGACCGCTCATGGTATCGCCGGCCTTGTTCACCGGGGCAAAGCCAAGCGCAGTCTGGAACGTGGTCCACGCCGTGCCGTTCCAAATCGACACGATGCCCGTCGCGACGCTGACCACGGACGTACCATGGTCAGCCGCGGTGAACAGCCACGCCGACCCGGTCCACTGTGCCAGATTATTCGCCCGGCCCGCCCAGATGCCCGTCGGCGCGGTGCCCACGACATACAAGTCGCCCGTGACGGGCGCGCCGGGAGGGGCGTTGCTGCCGAGGCTCTGCACCTCATAATTCGGCCGAGCGGCCTTGATGATGCCGGCCTGGGCGATCAGCGCCCGCACCTGCTCCGCGAGATAGCCGGAGGTGAAACGGGAAGGCGCGTCGAAGCGGAGCACATAGGGAACATTCACCTGGCCGGCGGTCACCGGCACGGCGAGCTCCAGATGAGTGGCATCCGTCGGCGATGCGATTGTCTTCCCCGGGAGATCACCGATTTCGATGGTGTCACCCGCAAGGACGCCGCTCCAGAGACCATCGGCCAGGGTCACGGTCGTGCTGCCGGCGGGCACCGAAACGGTGCCAGTGCTGTAGAATTCGGGCATGGTGTCCTCGGGTCAGCCGAAGTCGGAGATGTTCATGGCCGCGACCCAGCCGAATGCTGCTGCGGTCCAGCCGGAAGTCCGCTCCCAGAGGTATTGGGTGCGGCTCGTGATCGTGGCGCGGAAGATGTTCTGATAGGCGCCGCCACCCGTCGCGACGATGTCCTGCGACTGCACCTTGCCGCAGCCACACCACCAACCTGAGGTGCCGTCAGCCACCAGGATGAAGCCGAACGGCGTTCCCGCCCCAACTGGCGGCACGCCGGCCGCCGGCAGGTTGTACCAGTTCGTGTTCTGTGCCGTGGTGATTGCCCCGAAGTCCGGGAAATAGGGCGTGATCCGGTCGGAGCGAAAGAGGAAGTCGTTCGCGCCGGCGCTGTAGAAGCTGACATTCTTCTTGGTGACGAAAAGGCCGCCGGATTCCATGTGCACCCGGCACACCGAGGAGGTGTCGGGCCCTGGAACATACGCCGGGTCGCTGCCCACCACGGCGTAGCGGATCGGCGTCGTGTCATTCGGCATGCCGGCAAGCAGGATCTGCGTCGAATTCAGCCAGAAGATGCTCACCAGCTGCTGGTTGCCGCCGTCCGGAGCATAGGCAATGACCGGGGGATAGTGCGGGTATGCCTTGCTCAGCGTGGCAATGGCGTAGCGCCGCAGCGTGCCGCCGAAATTAAGCGGGAACGGGTCGCCATCCACCTGGTCGGAACTGAAATTGGGGCCGCCGCCGCTATAAGTGTTGCAGGTGACAGTGCCCGTTTCCTCGATCTGGAAATGGTTGTTTCGCGTCGACAACATCATGTCGTCGAGGCTGCACGTCAGATGGTCGAACCCTGGCCGTGAGATGAATGCACCGTAGCCGTAGAGCGGGTGCAGCCCAAATCTGCCGCCATTGCCACCCGCCCCTTCCAACGCTGTCGGGTTCGTCCCGAAGACGAAGTAGGCATATTCCACGTTCGCCCGGCTGGGCGAAAAGCAAATCTCGTCATTCTCCAGCGTCACGGCGCAAGTGCCGTAGCCGCGGGCGTAGCTCGTCGAAATTCCGCTGCCCGAGACAGGAGAGCCGGCAGGGTACCGCGTCAGCGTGCCGCCGCCATTCCTCATCCATGCCAGCGTCGGGCGGGTCGGACCGTTGGCCCCGGCAAGCGCCAGGCGGCGCACATTACGCGTACCAGCGATGCCACCGAAGGTAGAAGGATAGTTGATGTTCTTCGTCGGCAGCGAGCCGGCACCCGCTACGCCGCTGGTGAGCAGGCGCATGACGTTTCGGCGCCCGCTGTCGAACGTCACCACGCGCGGATCGAGAGAGAGGTTCTTCGGGTCGTATGGAGCGAGGCAGCTCCGAATCCGGACGATCCCGCCGAGGCTTGCGATGGTGAAGTTGCTCGCCGCCACGATCAGCTCCAGAAGTCGATGTAGACGGAGTTGAGGTTTATATCCATCTTGCCGCTAGGCGGACGAATCCGACCGGCCCACATCTCGCCAAAATTGCCGGAGATGGCGTCTATACTCGCCACGTTCAGCTTCGGCGCGGTGATCGACCCGTCGACGATCAGGTTGCCCTGAATAAAGATGCCGGAGGCATTCGACACAAAGGGCGAGACGCGGATATCGTTCACGCGCCGGGTCAGCACGAACAGATCGGCCTCGGCTTCGAAGGTCGAATACGTGACGCCGGCATTGCTGTAAGCCGCGATCATCATGGCGGCGCGCGCCGTGTACACGCCGTCGCTTACCTCCGCGGCAGCCTCATAGGCGGCGAGCGCACCGGCCGGTAGCGAGACCGCCGCCACCGAACGAAAGGTCACGCCGGCGTCGAGATTGTCGAGTTCCGCCTGCAACTGCACGACCTGAGATGCGATGCCGGCGACGTCGCTGGCGACGACGGTGATCTTCTCGGTGTAGGAGGCGGTCACCCGCTCGGCGGAGGCGGAGAGCTGAAACCCCCATTCTTCCTTGTCGCGCCAGTTCTGAGCATCCTGCTCGGCGATCAGCTGGCCGAAATCCTCGCGCAGCGCGTCGATGGCGGCGAAGGCCGCACCGCTCTGCCGCGCCACCTCTTCGGCCACCCAGCGCGCGAATTCCTCGGCCTCATCAGTGATGCTGTCCGTCATCACCGTCTCGCCGGCCGTCCAGGCGATCACTCGGGGCGGATCGGTGCGCAGGCGGGTCCGCACCGTATACTCGGTATTCGAGACCAGCCCCTCCGCAAGAATAATGACGGTCTGGCTCGCGGGCACGGTCTTGGTGATCACCGCCGCCGGCTGCGCCGTCGGGTAGTACTGGATATCGACCGCCGTGATCGTCACGTCGTCGATCGTTGCCCAAGCGGCGCGGATGCCCGGAAGAAGTCGTCCATTGGAGCCCTGCAGCGAAATCGCGATAAGCGAAAATGACTGCACCTCGTTGAGCAGCACTGGCGCGCCGGGCGGCATCGGCACGACGATCGGCGGAGCCGTGATGCCGTCATAGATCGCCCCATCGACTTCCTGCAGCGTCACCGAGACGTTGCGCGGCCCGTCGGCGTCGTGCGAGGCGAGCGACAGGCCGGTGATCTGGTAGATGCGGTCGCCGTGCGTGCGCCCGATGCGACGGATCCAGTCTCCAGGCTCCAGCACCTGAAACCGCGGACGCCAGACCTCTTCACCGGTCGCCTCGTAGCGGTTCTCCTCGAGATAGATGCCGGCAAGCTGTGCGGCCTGGTCCTTCGACCGCACCATCGGGAAGTCGACGGCGATATCGCGGTTGCGGCGGTCGAGCGTCACCAGCGCCGGGCTGGTTTGCGTCTCATAGCCGATCATCGACCACAGCTGGTCGGGATCGGGGAAGTTGCCCGCGACCGAGTTGACGAGATCGCTCATCGAACGGCGTGCCGTCCAGCGCCCCCGCACGCCCACGATCAGGTCGTCGTCGGCGATGGTGGCGACCACCGCCTGATCGTGGCCGACCAGCGGCCAGGACCCATCGACCGCATCGACCTTCTTCGCCCCGCACGACAGCTGTAGCGACGAGATGTTTTCACCATGCATGGCGGTGCAGTCGAGCATGATCGAGCAGCGATAGCGCGTGCCGTAATCCGTCGACTCGTCGCAGATGTTCGCCGCATCGGTCCATTTGGCGAGCGGCAGGTCGCTGGCCGGCATGCCCATGCCGCAGAACAAATCGCCATTCCAGGCGATGCCGCGCCGGTAGTTGTATTCCATCACCACCGGGTTCTCGGTGAACTCATAGGTGGCGTAGTTGCCCCAGCGGTGCCCGCCGGAGCCGCCGACCGTCGAATCCTTGCGCCAGTCGTAGAGCCGGGCGCCGTAGAACTCGAAGAAGAAGTCGGGGAAGCTGGTGAGCGGTTCGGTGAAGGCGAGCGCCACATAGACGAAGGCGACGCCGGCGCCGATGTGATCGGCCGTCCATCGGTCGGCCGGGTTCGCCGCGGTAACGAGCCCCGCCACCGCGGCGGTCTGCGTGCCATCGACGAACTGGATGCGGATCAAGTCGGCGTACTCGCCGCTGGTGACCTTCTGCATCCCATCTTCGCCAACGGGACCGAGCGTCACCCACTTGCCGTCGATCGCCACGCGCGACAGGCCATGGCAGGGAAAGTCCGACAGCGTGTAGATCTGCTGAAGGATGCCGTTGCTCGGCCCGAAGGTGTTCACATAGGTGTCGTGCCCGGCAATGCCGACGAGGCCGCAGGCCACCTGTCGCGGTACGTCCCCGCCATATTGGCGTTCGAACTGCACGCCGCCGGGCTGCTTCTCCGGCTTTCCGGCCGTCTCCTTCTGGATGACGCTGGAGAGCACGCTGGCGCCGATGCCGAGCAGCGCCTGGCCGACGATGCCGAGGCTGCCGACGAACGAACCGACGGCGCCGATGGCGGCACCAACGGCTCCAACTATCGGTGCAATGAACGGCATCTGTCAGTCGACCCGGAAAGCGCGCGCGACGTCGGTGCAGGGCAGGAACACGGCGCGATCACCGTCGCGGGTAAAGAAGCCGAGCCCGGTGAACACGCCCCCGGTCACCTCGCCATTGGTCTGGTGGATGACGCCGATGTCGCCGCGCTGTGCCATCATCGCCGGGATCTCGGCGAAGCGTGCCGCGAAGGCGTCCGCGACGGTCGCGAAGCCGCGCTTCCGCAGCTTCTTCGCGGCGCCGGCCCCCGTTCGATAGCCCCGCGCCCCGGTGAACATCCGCTTGCCGGTGATGGCTTCGACGGCGTCGTCGGCGATGATGTAGCAATCCGAGATGCCATAGGCCGACGGCAGGGCGATATGCTTCTCGACCACGAGCCGGAGCTCGCGTTCCCATCCCTTGATCCGCATGGTGAGTGGTCCGCTTTCAGCGCCGGCGTGGCGTCGTCGATCGGGGCACCTGGGGTCGCGGCGCCGCCGCCTTTTCCCGCCCCCAGAAGATGACTTCGCGACCGCGCATGGCGGCGTGCTCGAAGAACAGATCGCCCGGCGCGCGGCGCGCCTGATCGACGACGGTGCGGCGACGCCCGTTGGTGCGGGTGTAATCGAGCGCCCGGCTCTCGCACTTGGCCTCGAGAGTGTAGCCGTCCTCCGGATCGTCGAAGTGGTCGATCGTGTCGATGTAACCGCGCTTCAGCGCCTGCACATGCAGGAGGCCGCCGGTGTCGGGATGGAAATAGGCGTCATAGATGGTCACCGGCCGGTCCCGGTAATCCTCGGCTTCGATCGTCAGCAACACCTCGGGCGTCAGCTCGTCATCGGGCGAGGCCGCCAGCTTGACCGTGAAGGCCTGCGCCGAACCGTCCATCGAAGAATCGAGGTCGGAAACGGAGATGAGACCGCCCGGCTGGTAGGTCACGCCGGACCAGGTGAGCGGCTGCACCGAGCGCACGAAGCCATATGTGCCGGACCCGAGGTCGAAGCGGATCAGGCCGCGAATGGAAATCCGCCCGGCATCGAGCAGGGCCAGCACGTCGGACGGGAGCGTGATCATGGAACCCCGTTCTCCGCTCGACTCGTCCGTCGTGCGGATGGTTTGATGGTATTTCGCAACGGGAGGGGGCTATGCAGTACGAACCAAGCCAGAAAATCTATGATTGCGACCGCGTTGATCTGGCGATGACGCCAGAGGGGGATACGGTCGTTTTAACCTGGCCGATCGCAGCCGGAGATAGCGTTCTGAACTTGGGCCTCAGCCGAGAGAAAGCGGAACAACTGCATTACCAGCTCGGCCTGCTCTTGAACCTGAGCGTGATGCAACCGCCCATCGGCACGGTGGGGTTCGTCAGAATGACTGAGGTTTCGGCCGTCGACGCTGGGCCGACCGAGACGCCGGGGACAATTGTGCTTTCTCTAACGTTAGAGGGCGGATCGGTTCACCACTTTCGTCTGCCACGCGAGCTAAGTGCCGCCCTCCGTCCTCGAATGAGAAGCGCAGAAGCGGCGCCGCCCTTGAAGGTAGAGCGTCAATAGCTGCGAGCAGATTGGGAGGAAGCGTGATCATAGCTTCTGCCAGGCCTCGAAGCTGAAGGTGGACCATCCCGGCCGGGCGCCGGGCTCCTCACGCCAGGACGATGCGTCCAGCACGAATTCAACGCTGGGGCGCCACAGCCGGGCCGTGCCCGGCGCCGTGAAGATGCTGGTGTGGAGAAAGGGCGCGACGGTCAAGGTCGCGGCGCCGCCGGCCGTCGCCGTCACATCCTCCAGGGCCTGGTAATAGCCATACCGCTCCGGCGATCCTTGCTGGATGCCGATGCGGTCGCCGGCCTTGATCTTGTAGGCTGCCGGCAGGCTGACCAGAGATAGAGCACCACCGGCGCCGAGTGCGGTGATGGCGGCGGTGCCCGCCCATCCCGGCGAGATGTCGCCGGGGGCTTCTGCATTCGGATAGGCCAGAGGCCGGCGATAGCGGGAATCCGAGGCGAGGAAGGTGCGAAGCCCGCCGCCGAGGCTCGCGCCCCAGGCAGCCCATTCCGCCGGCTGGCGCAGGGTGTACGTTTCCGCGCGCAGGTGCCAGATCGGGTCAACCACCTGCGTGCGATTGATCACCAGTCCGCGCTTGCTTGGCGACGAGACGACCGGATCGAGCAGTTCAAAAGCGACCCGCCGGGCGCCGCAGGCCGGCAGGTTGCGAGGATAGGTGATGGCCACCGTCAGATCCCCACATTGCGGCGCTGCGCGTCGCGGATGACGCGCACCGTGCGCTGCGCGAAGCTGCGGCGATCTTCTTCCAGCACCTTGCGTAGCGCGGCCACGGATTCCACCGAGGCCCCGGCCCCGATGGACACCGACGGCCCCTGATACGAGAACCGCATGGTCCCGCCGGAGGCACCGCCCATTGTCGTCAGCGGCGGCAAGCGGGGGGCCGACACAGGGCCGCCCGCTGCCATCCTCCCGATCCTTCCAGAATTGATCGCTTCAAGCAGGGCGCCGAACTTCTTGGCCTGGCTGGCACGGACGACATACTCGCCGTCGGACAACATCATGGGGATGCTGTCGCTGGTTCCGCTTCCAGGTCCGCTGATGCTGCCGCCGGTCGCGGCATGACCGATACCGCCCGAACCGGAGACCGTCCCGCCCTTGGCGAGGCCGCCGAAAAGCGCCCCCAGGATTCCGCCGCCGCTGCTGGTGTCGAATAGGGCGTTCAGTGCGAGGTCGAGAAGTTGATCACCGACATCAGCAAGGGCGTCGGCGAGTTCTCCTGCCTCGAGCTTCCCGTCCTTCAAGCCGTCGACTAAGTCGCCAGTGAAGTCGCGCGCCAAGGCATTTCCTTCAGCGAAAGCCTGCTGCGCCTGTTGAAGCGCCGCAGCCTGCTGGCCATAGGCGTCCGCCACCTCATGGATCGCCGCGATCTGCTCGGGCGCCAATTGGATGCTTTCGAGGTCGGTCTCGCCCTTGCGTCGGGCTTCCTCGCGGAGATCAGCAAGAGCTCGCTGCTCCAGATCGAGGGCGACGCGGCGGGATTCCTGCACGGCGAGGCTCTGGCCGATCATCGACTGTTCTTCGGCGAGCGCGGCGGTGCGGTCTCGCACCGACTGGATGTCCTCTCGGAAGCGGTCGTCAGCGGTACGCCGACCGACTTTCGAACTTGAGGTCACCGCCGGGGCATTTCCGAAGCCGGCAGTATCGCCGGCAAGCCCGGTTTCCGGATTGGCGAGCCTCTTTTCGAGATCGGCGAGCTCGGCCTGCCGCTTCTCCAGCATCTCGATGGCAGCAGCGGTGTTCCGCTCCACGAAGCCGGCCTGCGCGGCCGGAGCCAGCAGACCTTCCGGGCCGAAAGCCGGCATCGTGGATTCGCCGGCGGCCTGTACCGCGCGGGCTGCCTCCAACTGCGCCTTGGCGTTGGTGACCGCGGCCTTCGCGGCTTCGAGGTGCTTAGCCGACAGGTCGGCGAGCTTCTTCTCGGCGCCCTCGCTCCCGGTCTTCACCGCAGCATAGGCGTCCTGTAGGTCGACGAGCGCCTTGCGGTGAGCCTGGGCGGCCTCGTCGGCCTGCTCCTGCCGAGACGACAAGAGGAGCATCGCCGCAGCGGCGGCACCGACCAGCAGCCCGATAGGGCCAAGCGCTGCGGTGAAGGTCGCCGCCACCGGCGCTCCAGCGCGCAGCGCCGTCAGGAGGGCACCAAGAGCCGCGACGGCGTTCGGCAGCGTGACGATCAAGCCGGCAAGAGCGCGACCGGTCAGAGACCCGGCAATGATGAGAGCAAGCGCGGACACACCGTCAGCGACCGGGCCGAAGTTTGCGGCGAGATCCAGCAGCGCGCCGGCGAGCGCGCGGCTGGCGCCTGCCGAGCTGTCCGCGTTCCCGATGTAGGCAAGGAACTCATTGTTCACGGCCGTGACGCCGTCACGGATCGTCGCGTTGGTCGCCTTGAACTGAGCCGCGACCTTCGACTGCGCATTGAGGATCGCCCGGAACACCCGTTCCGAGGTCAGCGCGCCTTCGGCGCCGAGCTCTTTCAATCCGGCGATCGTCACGCCGAATTCGTCGGCAATGGCTTGTGCCAGGATCGGCGCGTTTTCGCGCAGGGACCGGAGCTCGTCGCCCTGCAGCACCCCGGAGCCCAACGCCTGCCCCAGCTGCAGGATGCCGGCGGCCTGTTCCGAGGCGGAGGCGCCGCCGGCCTTGAAGGCCTGCGCCACGATCTGCGTTGCCGCCGCGATCTCCTGCTCGCTCTCAGCCACGCCGGAAGCCGAGCGGATCAGCCGGGCATAGAGGTCGACATAGCTTTCGAGGTCGGTGCGCGCGGCGTTCGCAGCATCCTTGAGATCGTTGAGGCTCCGGGCCTGGACACCGGCAGACGTCGCCGCGGCACGGATCTTGTTGCCGGCCTCGGTCCAGGTGTCGGCGTAGGCGGCGACTTCCCGGACACTGAGTGCCGATGCGATCCCCGAAAAGGGCACAATAAGGCTCTGCGCCGCCTGACGACCGATGCCGTTGAGGCGGCTGGCCATCTGGGAGCTACGACGCTCGATTTCGCGGGCCTGCCGGTTCATGATACCGGCCGCGCGGTTCATCGAGTTTTCGAAGCCTTTGACGTCGGCCGATAGCTGGACGACGAGGCGCTCAAGGTCGGTTGCAGAGGCCATAGGGGGGTTCTCTTGCTCAAGAGCCTGCTGATCGGATTGTTGGGCGCCTGGGTGTCGACGGCGGCGCCCGCTGGCGTGGTCGATCCCATCGCCTACGCGCCGTACACCCCGAAGGGTTATCCGACGACATTCGCGAAATGGGGCGCGAAGGCCGTCGCTCGTATCGATGGCTACCGAAAGGTGGCCGCCGAGCGAGCCGCTTCGAACCCGGCATGCGACAAGGTGGAAGTCTCGGAGCTCTCCGATACCCGGAGCGCCCCGCCCAATAAGATCGTGATCTTTGTGGACTGCACGAACCTGCAGCGGTTCTATTTCACTGCCGCCGACCTTGATGCCGGATTGGCCCCGGTATCCATCCAGCAGAAGACGGTCGCCATTCCGGATTCCGAGCTCGTCGCCCGGTGCGAGACGTCCGTCAGGAGGACGCTTCGCTTCCCGTCGTCGTTCGACAAGTCATGGTTCACAACGAACGTCTACAGAGCGCCGACGGGCAACGTCGCGGTGACCTTCGACTTCTCAGCGAAGAACGGCCTTGGCCTCGATCTGCCGCAGCGCGCCCGCTGTGTAACCGACGACAGAGGCCAACACCCGCCGGAGATAACCGACAGGTGACCAGCGCCGGTTAAATCCCGAGCCAGTCGGCGAGGCTGTCCTTTTCTTGGGCGCTAAGCCGCTGCCCGGCCTTCGGATCGTGCGCGGCGGCATAGCCTTCGACGGCGGCCATGAACTGCCACATCGACATGGCGTCGACCTGCTGCGGGGTGAAGCCGAGGACCGCCCCGGCCCCGTAAATGGCGGCGAACCTGAACTTGCCGTTCGGGAGATCGTCTAGGCGATCTTCTGATCCGCCGCCGCCGCTTTTCCCAGCGGTTCATCCGGCGCGCCGACAAGACTGGCGCCGAGCACCGCCTGGGCGAGCGTCAGGTTCTCGACCGGCAGCCGCCCGTTCTTTTCGTCGAGCCAGCCTTCGACGATGCCGAGCGCCTCCATATGCGTGCGCCCGGCACCGACAAGGCCGAGCACTAAGGTGGCGGCGATGTCGTCGGTCTTCCACGATCCGTCGGCAAGCCGGTTGAGGATAACGAAGGGACCGGCGTCGCACGTTTCCTGGAGGGTCACCAATTGCCCCCAGCCGAGGCGAAACTCGACATCGACGCCGGCGACCTTGGTGACCAACCTGGCGTCTCGGCTCACGGCGTCACCACGCGCACCATCTCGCCGTCGGACTGCATGCTCACCGTCTGCGTGACGCGCTGCCCGTTCGGAGCAGTCGCCTCGATGGTCTCGACGTGCATGAAGCCCTCCCAGGTGATCGTCTTGCTCGGGAACTCCCACACGACCTGAGCCGGAACGCTCTCGACGCTCTCCCAGGCATCGAGCCAGACCTCGACCGATTCCGCAGCGGTGACACCTTCGCCGGAAACGGCCATCGAGAGGCTGGAAGCATCCCGGCCGACCCACGATACCGCATCGGGGTTGTCGCAGTCCGGAATGTTCACCTCTTCGAGGCCCTTGGTCAGCGTGATCGACTTCGAGGTGAAGCCGCACGGGGCGCCGTAATCGATGGGCGAGCCGGAGCCGAGCAAGACCTTGACCTTGCCGCCCTTGATGGTTTCGGGCTGTGCCATTGAAATCTCCTGTCGCAGCACAGAAAGCCCGCAGAGCGGGCGGGTATCTCGGGCGGTGCCGAGGGATCAGGGCTCTTCGATCAGAGCCGTGAAGGTGATCGCCGAGCGCGATGTCAGGCCGTCGGCCTCGCGCATGTTGCGAGTGATGCGGTGCTCAAGAAGCACCAGCGCATTGCTTGCCAATGTCAGGTCGGCATCCCGCAAGACGTCGCGGACAGCGCGAGCGATCTGCTTCGCTTCGACGAAGCCGGGCTGGCGGGACCAGACGTCGATCTGCCCGGTGATCTCGTCGGCGCTGATGCAGTCGGCATCATCGCTCGTCGACGTCCACGGCCCGAAGCTGACATACGGGAAAGCGACATCGGGCGGGACGTGATCGTAGACACGGCCGCCGGCGATTCCCGCCGCGGTGAGGGCGGCGAACAGCTTGCCCTGCAGTTCCAGCGAGGCGTCCATATCAGCCTCCAGCAGCTACGCGCTTGGCCGCTCGGCGGGTCGCCGCGCGGACCTTGCGTTTCGCTTCCTTGCGGTTTGCCCTGTAGGCCGGGAAGAAGAACGGATGCGCCGCCGCGCCGGGATGCTGGGCACCGCCGTCCTGCCTCTTGCTCCGGCCGACATCCGCACCGCTGGCAAGGCTATGCGGCGCCGTGCCGAACTCCACCCATCGGGCATAGAACGCCTCGTCGTCCCCGGCGTAGATTGTGATGGTGAGTTGCTTCCCGAGAGCGGAGCGGGCCACCTTGCCCAATGTGATCGAGCCCCGAGGCGGCTGGCCCCACGTCCAGCCGATTGACCTCTCCAGCGCGTGGCTTTCCTTCGGCGCCAGCGACTTCGCGAGAGCGACGATCTGCCCGGCGGTGGCTTCCATCGCCGAGCGGATTTCGATGAGAGCGACTTGTGGAAGCCGCTTCAACTTTCGATCGAGCTTCGCCAGCCCGATGATCCCGCCGCGACGGGCCATCAGGCCGCCGTCCCGCTGCGGATATCGAGATAGACCCACGCCGGATCGGTGACGGCATCGACGTGGACGATGGCGTATTCGGTGCCTCGACGGACGTCGCGCGAACGCCAGTCAGTCGTGATCTGGCGGGTCTGCGTCGATGACCGCACATAGACGCCGACAAGGTTGCGCCCTTCGAGGCGGGCGGCAATGACGGCCTCCGAGCCGCCGCGAGGGCGCATGGCGGCGGAAACAACGAACTGCTCCTGCCAGGATGTCACCGTGTTGCCGAAACCATCATTGCCTTGGCCGCGCTTGTCGAAAGCGAGACGATGCCGAAGCTCGCCGACACGCGGGGTGTTAGCCATGGCCGACCATCTCCCAGCAGAGGCCGGACCCGAGTTCATCGATGGTCCATTGACACCACGCCAGCCGGGCGGCCCATGCCTCACGATCCGGCGTCAGGATCTCGCCCACATCGTGCGCGGCCACGGGCCTGGCCATAGAGCCGGCATCGAGCGCCACAGTCGGAACACCGGCTAGGACGGCATCGACGCCGCTGTTGCTGTTGATCGTGGCGACGACCGATGCCCCGGCCAAGGCCTCGTCGAGGCCGCCACACGCCAGCGGGACACCGCGGAGCCTGACGCCGGGTGCCTTCGGGTGCGGGCGGAAGCGAACCTCCCCGCCCTGCTCTCTCAGGCGCGCGGCGGCATCGTTCCATAGCCGCATCGGGTTGATGCCGCGCAGCGCGGCATCCGTGGGCACCTGACCCATGATGAGCGCGTAGCCCGCCTGTCGCCGCCACGGCCGCATGAGGCCAGCGAAATGCCGATCCCAGCGGCTGCGATCATCGACAGGACCGCGGAACTCGCCCCGTCCGTTCAAGCCGCCGCCGAATGACACCGATGTCCATGTGAAGCGGTCGCCGACGTAACCGCGCTCGAGGATGCAGACCTCGCCCTCGGCCGCCTTCTGCCGTTCGATCGCCCCGCGCTGGCGGACGCCCCAGAGCACGAGAAGGTCACACGGCGCAGGCGCCGGCAGGATCTCCACCGTGACGCCATGGCGGCGCAGGCCTGCGGCGAAAGCGCCGCCGAAGCCTTGCTGATGAGCGGCGCGCGGCGCCGCCACGATGATCGCCCTCACGGCAGAACGACGCCGATACCCATTGCGGAGCCGGGCGCGATGAACTCGACGGTGTTGCAGACGGCTCGAATCTCTGCCCAGAGCCGCGGCACCTCGACGGGATTGCCAGCGCGATCCGTCATGCCGTCGCCGGCGATGTCATGGAATGCGATGATCTTGCCCATGCGGGCGTAGTTGTTCCAGTCCGCAGCTACGCCGTCGTAGCGGTGATCACCATCGATGAAGATGGCATCGAACGGCGCCGTAGCGGCTACCGCGGAGGTGACCTCCTCCGATGTGCTGTCGCCGAAGACGACATCGGCATCGTAGCCGTCGAGACGAAGCGCGCGGACCGTATCCTCCAGCGCCCGAACACTCTTCAGCGTGCCCCAAGGGCCGCCGCCGAGATCGACGGCAACACCGCGAGCGCCCGTAGGGAGCGAGCGCATCACGGTATTGAAGGTGTCGCCGTGTCGCGCACCGACCTCAAGGTACGACGTCACCCCGCGAGCGCGTAGGAGGTCGGTGAAGGCGAAGAGCTCTTCCGGGAGTTGAGACGGCCGGCGGCCGCTGCGGGTGGTCAGTTCGCGCATCTCACCGCCTCCTTGAATTCGATCTGGGGGTATGCCGTCAGCGCCGATGTTGGGCTGCAGTTCACGACCTCGACGCCTCGCGCCCGAAGCGGCTCGGCCGCACGATCGAGCGCGCTCGCCCAAAGCCGCAAGAGATGGTCTGTCGGATTCCTCAGGCGCCCGCTGTGATCGGGATGCCAGTGCCGGCGGCCCGGCAGCATGTCGAAGCCGACAAGCAGGATCCGGTGGGCACCCCGGTTCACGGCGAGGTTCACGGCTTGAAAGCCGCTGGCGCCGCCGCCGCGCCCGACCACATCAGGTTCCCCGAACACCATCGTATCGACGCGGCGCACCCTTACGGCCAGCACGCCCCAGCCTTCGTTGGAGGCACGCCTGTCGCCGGCGATCTTCACTCCGCGGAATTCGGGGACACCGGCGCGGTGCCGCCACCATGCATGGTCGCAGGCATAGAGGACGTCGGCCCACGGTGCGCGCCGCCAGCTTTCGTTGATCACGATTACCGGCGACGCTCCGCGCGCGAGGCCGACGTCAATGTTGCCGGCACTCGGCCCCGAGGCCACCACGACACAGGTTCGGCCGCTCCAATCCGGCCAGGCGGCCTCAGGCGATCGCGGGATCACGGTAGCGGGCCAAGATCCGGGCTACGGCTCCATTCGGCGCGAAGAAGTCGCCGGCGCCGGTGCCCTCACGATCGTCATAGAGCCCGGACAGGATGATCTTGGTCGCCGCCTTCACCAGCGGAGGCGTGGTAGCTTCATCCCAGCCGGTCTCCGTCCGCTTCAGGTAATCCATGATCATGTCCGACGCGGACGCGACCAAATTTCCGATCTCGGTATCCTCGGCGGCGTCATCCACCTTGAGGTGCTGCTTCGCCTCTTCCAGAGAGATCAGGGTCATCACAGCTTCACCGGTTCGTTGCGGTCGCGCGGGAGCGAGACGGCTTCCTTGCCGTCGCGGCCGCGCTTCGCCGCCAAGGTCCACGCCTTCGAACCTTCGCCGGGGCGCTCCGAGGTGGCGGCATCGCAGTGCCACAGCGAGCCCGCCCACGTCACGGTGTCACCGCACTCGTAGGGCTGCCCTTCCTTGAAGACACCCCGATAGATCATGACCGGGAAGGAAAGCTCGACGGCGAAGGCGATGTCCGACCCGTCGTCGAACTTCAGGACCAGCGTCCGGCCGTCCGACTTCAGTTCGGCGTCGAAATCCTTGAGCGAGAACCCGTCGCGACCAGGCACTCCATCCCGCCCGTTGGCGCCGTCACGGCCGTCGCGACCGATGACGGGTCCGAGCTCGCGCGTGCTGCCGTCCGTGAGTGTCACGACAAGTTGGCCGACCCGGTCAATGAGCGCGCCGGCGAGACCGACGCCGTCACGGCCATCAGACCCATCCTTCCCAGGCGCGCCATCCTTGCCGTCGATCCCATCCCGGCCGGGCGCGCCGTCGATACCGTCACGCCCGTCCCGGCCGGCGGCTGGCGGATTGGTCTGCAGATGGCGCGTGACAGCGAGGTTGATGTCTTCGTCGGTGATAGGCGCAGCGTCCTTGCCGTTGACACCGTCCCGTCCCGGCGCTCCATCGGCGCCATCCTTGCCAGGGCTGCCGTCAACACCGTCCCGGCCGTCACGACCCGCCGGCGGCGGATTGGCGGCGAGATAGCGCGCAACGGCATCGTGGAGCGCTGCATCGGTGATAGGCGCGGCATCCTTGCCGTCGGCGCCATCCCGACCCGGAGCGCCATCGACGCCGTCACGGCCGGCGGCAGGCGGGTTCGCTTCGAAGTGACGGGCGACAGCGGCGGCGATCTGCTCGTCGCCGGGCGTTTCACCGTCACGGCCGTCCTTGCCGTCAACGGGCACCGGAAGGGCGTCCACGGCCTTGGCGACCTCTTGGGCGATGAGGGGCGCCACATCCTCGACCGTGATGCTGCGGCCATCCTTTCCATCGGCACCATCGCGCGCCGGCTGCAGCCCAGACATCGCGAGCCGAATGGCCTGCACAATGACCGGCTCGACGTCAGCCAAGGTCACGCTGGTGCCATCGCGGCCATCGGCACCCTTTTCGCCGCGCTGGGGCTGGCGAGCTTCCAGTTCCTCGATACGCTTCAGCAGAGGCTGGACAATAGCGTCGATATGGTCAGCTACAGACGAGGCCAGTCCTTCGCCGAAAGCCTTACCATCGAACATAAGCCTGCCTCCGCTTGGCAAGGGTCTCCTTGAAGGAAGACCCCGCACGGGCCGCTTCAAGTTCGCCGTTGTCGTTCGCAGGTGGAGCCGACGACTGCGCCTCTCCGGCTTTGGCAAACGGATCGTCTTTGGCATCGCGCTTGGCCAGCGCCGCCAGCGAGTAGTCCTGCTGCTGCCGATAAACGACGTCGCCACCGTCGACCGGTGGGAGGTCCAGTTTCTTGCGCTGCTCATCAGGGGTCATGATCGACTTTCCCTTGTCGAGCACTTCCATCTGCGTGACGGAATCCATGCGTAGCAGCCCGTCGAGATCGAGCTCGGTGCCCATGGTGACACCGTCCATCCCGAGCCCCTCATCAAGGCAGGCCTCGATCGCCTCGATGAGCGCCTGCAGGCACTGCGAGTAATACTCGACGTTGAGCGCCTGAATGTTGTTGTAGGTCGGGGCGGCGCCGACGCCGGCCTTGTACGGCGGGACATGATAGGTCGAGCAGACCACTTCGGCGGTCCACTTCAGCTGCTCCAACAGCTGGGAATCGACGGCCTTGGCGGTCAAAGCCTCATATTTGAGGTTGTCGCCGACCACCGCCACCCTGCCGCGGTTTTTGCCGCCGTAGTTCGCCTCCCAGGTGGCCTTCAGCCGTGCGGCGGTCTCGTCGGAGATCGCGCCGGGTGCCGTCAGGATGCCACCGGGCTGCGCGCCGTTCTGGAAGAAGCTGGCCGACATGTTCTGGATCGCCAGCCCGTGCATTGCAGCGAGGCCGCCGGCGTAGATCGGTGACAGCCCGACGAGCGGATGGAAGAAGCAGTTGAAGCGGTCGTGGATGATCTCCCGTGCCGGAACAACGATGCTCTCTTCGATCGACGCCAGCGGGTCCGCGCTCAGCTGGTAGAAGACGCTGCCGTCCTCAGCGATGAGGGGCGTCACCAAGTTGGGATCGAGCACATAGAGCCGAGTGACGACGCCGCGGCCATCGCGCTGCTTCAGCACATAGGTGTTGCCGCGCTGGAGCTTGGAGAACACCCAGCATTCCATGAACTGCTGCCGGGTTTGGAAATGGTTCGGCTTCCGCAGCACCGGCGAATAAGCCGGGTTCGTCGTCTCCTGCCAGATCTCTCCCTGCTTCAGCACCAGCTTGATGCGCAGCTTACCGATGTCGGAGGCGATCAGCGTGCGGCAGGAGAAGTCGGCATGGTTCGATAATACGGCGTCGAACTTGACCTCGACGTTCTGCTGCCAGGCGCCGGCGAAGCTCTCGCGGATGATCGGCCACCAGCCGCCACTACGCGGGGCGACAGGGGCCATCGCCTTCTCGCGAGTGATGGTGAGGCCGAGGATGCGCATCGGTCAGGCCTTCGCTTCCGCGATCTTCGCCTTCAGGGTCTCGGCGTCCCAGCCGTGGAAGGGGCGCTTGTTGAGTACAGCCTGATATTCGGCACGCAGCGCGCTGAGTTCTTCGCTCTGCTCGGCCGGCTTGCTGCCGCCCTTCGTGCCGTCGCCGTCGTGGTCGAGCGGATCGGCGGAGCTTGCGGAGGCCGACCGATCAGCGCCAGCGGCTGGCGGTTCACTGGCCTGCAGGGGAACTGCGGAGGGGGCAGCTTCGAGGGTCATTTCCGGCGCGGCGTAACCGAGCCGCCCCAGTATCCGTGCGAAGCGGGGGTCACGAGCGCGTAGCGCCCGCGTCATGTAGGACTGGCTCTTCATGGAAGCCTCCCCATCAAGAGGAAGCCGGCCGCATGATCGCGGCCGGCTCATTCGCGCGGCGGCGATCAGACGCCGGCGCTCTCTTCGGCCGGATCACTCCAGGTGATGTTGTCCATCCACGCTACCGCGCTGGAGCGGCGGCGCGCCCAGTTCAGCGTGCGCTCGGCGCGGAAGGCGACCGAGTTGGTCTGGAACATCGACACCATCTCGGAATCGACCGGAGTTTCGGCGCCGCTGTCCTGCGTCGGGTTGTCCACCATCTCCAGCGACGCTTCAGTCGACATGGCGACGTCGACCCCGCCTTCATCGGCGAACCAGATGTCCTCGGCATTGACCAGGGCTACGTAGTCGCCGAGGTAGTTCGACACGATGACCGGCAGCTCGAAGAAGGTGCCGCCCTGCATCGTGATGCCGGGGAATTCGCGCTGGCCCAGCGGGTTCAGCATCATCATGAGCCGAAGCGCGTAGGTCGCCGACATCACCCAGACGCCGGATTGCAGCGGGTTGTTCGCCGCCACGAAGGCGCCAATGATCGCCTGGACATCCTCGCGGACACCGTCGGCGCCCGTGGCCGTGCTGTTCGCCGTGGCGGCGACACCATTCAGAACCGAACCCGGGCGGACGCCGGCGGAAGCCGCCGAGGACGGATCGATGAACGAGAGGTCGGTGCGCTTCGCGATGGCCTTCGCCAGCGAGTTCCGCACCAGCACGTCCGAAGACGGCGAGCTGTCGCGGATGAGTTCCATCGTCTGGACAGCGATGGTGGCGATCTTCAGGGGAGTGAGCTCGGTGCGACCGACACCGAACTTGGTCAGCGGCTTGCCCTTGCCCTCACCGACCCACTGGGCGTCGCTCTCGGAGGTCTCCGAGATCAGCGGCACCCGGAAGGGGATGCGGGTCAGCGCCGGGATGTTGCCGGTGCCGAAGCGGCCGACGATGGTCATCGGGCGGAGGAATATTTTTCCTATTGCAGCGGGTGCCTTACAGATGTTTGTCGCTCTGTTGTTGCGTCCAGATCGCGCGCAATCGCTGCCGTTGTTGCAACCATCCGTTCGTCTGTCGGGAAAAGGTGCCCGTAGATATCCTTCGTCGTCTGGATCGAGGCGTGCCCGATGAAGCGCTTCAGGTTCATGTCGTCGAGACCCGCCTCAATAAGCAGGCTCGCCGCGGCGTGGCGCAGCGCGTGCGGCGTGAAGCGGTTCTTCCCGTCCTCCGTTTGCAGGCCCGCCGCCTTCATCAGCCGGGACCAGAACGTCGTTGCGCTCGCCGTCGCCGTCATCGGCTTGCCCACCTTGGTCAGGATTACGAACCCCTTCAGGTCCTCCGGCCGCACCGCGATAAACTCGCCCTCCCACATGCGCGCGATCCGCGAGAAGATCGCCTTCGGGTGATCGCTGCCGAAACCCGGCCCTTCAGCAAGCCGGCGGATCGTCCAGTAGCGCGCGCACTGCCGCAAGGCCCGATCAATGGGGGCGGTTATTGGAACATCGCGATATCCCGCCTCGGTCTTGGGCGCCTTCAGCCCGTCCATTTTAGTGTGGCTGTGGCGGACGTGGATGACGCCCTTCTGCCAGTCGACGTCCTCCCATTGAAGGCCGAACGTTTCTCCAGGGCGGAAGCCGCCGAACACGCCGCAGGCCACAACGACCAGCCGATTGACGAACGTCAGGAGGTTCTCGCCGCGCTCCATCGTAGATGCGGCGTGCATCAGGGCCAAAATATCTGCCTTGGTCGGCACCGCCTTGCGCTTTGGCCTTGCCGGTAGCTTGCACGGCATGTCCCGCAGGATGTTCCTACGCACCCAACGGCGCCGGACCGCGAACGATAGCAGTACGCCGAAGGCCACGTAGATGCCCGTGACAGAGGTCGGCGACAGCGTCCGCAGCAACTCGTCCACCCAATCTTGCACCTCCTCAGCCGTGATCGTGGAAACCTTGCGGGTGCCGAACTTCTGCACTGCGTACTTTTCGAGCTTCCATCGGTAGCTCTTGAATCCTCCATTCGTCATCGTTCCTGCCGTCACGCGCTTCTGGCAGTCGACGCAGAACGCCCGCACGGCCTCAGAGACCTTCACGCTCTCGTTGAGAGCAGTATGCACTCCCTGCTTGATCTCCGCTTCGATCTCCGTCCGATAAGCGTCGGCTTCCTTCTTCCGGTCGAAAGCCTTCTGCCGGCGCTTGCCCCCCTGGTCGGTATAGTTGACGACCCACGCTTCACCCTCTTTGCCGTTGTGGATCCACTTGCGCTTGCGAACACTCGCCATGGTGATTTGCCTCGGTTGTCGCATGCAGCTTTAGGAAGCCCGGGAAAGCCCAGCATGCTCAATGCCTTGATGAAATTCTCATGTCGTATCGAAATGCCCGGCGCCAGCGCGAGGCGGCGCCGGGCGGATAGTCAGTCAGCGGCCCAGCGGATGCTACCGGCGGCGCCGAAGGTGCGCACCCGAACATAGGAGCGGGCGTCCCCTAGTAGTATCCAGTCTGTGGAGATTCCCCACTGCGCCGCGAAGTCGGAGAGCGCCGACGCATCGTCGAGGCACTTCGCTATGGCCGTATGGCCCTCCTGCCACGCGTAGGACGGCAGGGAGAGCGTCTGGCAGCAGAACCGCAGGCGCGCCTCCATACCGGCCACCAGCGACGCTATGGGCGCCGTCTGGAGGTGCTCAGGGTCGATACCTTCCAGTGCGTGGCAGATGGCCGACCAGTCGGGGTTGATGAACACCTTGGAGGAGCGGAAGGGGGTACCCCCAAATTTGGGCATACCCTCCGCGAGGTCAGTTCCCCCGACCACCGAGAGCATAGAGCGCACGGTCATGACCCCCCCCATTCAAGGTCGCCGTCGCCTCCCCTCGCCCATCCGATCTGAGACCAGAAGTGCGCGCCTGCCTCCGATGCACCGAGGCTGGGCTCGGCGTCGCCGCACTCCTCAAGATCGGCGTCATCATCGAGGGCATCCCGCAGCGCGAGCGCCCGCTCGATGATCGACGCGAGCGCGCGGCGCGTGGCGATGCGATCGACGCTTGCCGGCGGAAGCAGTCCGCCGAAATCATGATCCACCAGCATGATCAGTCCTCCGCATGCGCGGCTGCGGCTTCGAGGTTCGCGAGCCATGTGGACAGGGAGGATTGGCGGGCGCACACCGTGCCGCCGATCTTGAAGGCCGGAATATTCCCCGCCTCGATACGGTGCCGGGCCTGCTTCTCGGTAAGGCCAAGATAGCCCGCAATGGCTGGCGCTCCATAGAGGAGATCACTCGCCGACGTCTCCCCGAAATTGGGGCCACGTCCCGCCGGAGTGTCCGGCTGACACCCTGCCGCCGCCACCGGGGCGCCGAGCATTGCAAGCAGGGTGTCCACGCGCTGAAGCTCGCGCTGGAGGTCGTGACGGATGTCGAGAAGCTTCCGCGCGACCTCGGTCGGTGGGATGCTGGCCGGTCTCGGCCGGCTGGCGTTCATGTTCATGGGATGTACTTTCGTTCGGCTGTTCAAGGCCGTCGCCGGTAGCAGACCGGCAGCCGGGAGTTGAACACCTGCGAAAGTTACAGGCCGACGCGCTTTTAAGGGCGTACCCTCTGGACATAGCGCACCGCTCCCGGCCATGATGGCCAGGTCCGGCGCACCCGCCAAGGTGCGACCTTGCACACCGCCCCGCCAAGGGCGCTGTGCTTCGGCGCCAAGCCCCGCCAAGGGCGTCGCGCTATAACTTTCGTCCGGGTGTTCAAGCCCAATCCCATTTATGCGCTGCTTCGCCCCCTCCGCCAAGAGGGGATCGCGAAGGCGCTCATTGCGCTGCCGGTACTCCAATGGCAGGTTGCCACGCATTGGAAGTGGGGCGGATCATGGACAGGAAATTAGTCTCCTTTGAGCAAGCCGAAGGTCGCGCACCGTTACCAACGCAACTCGCCTTGAAAAAACTTTCCCCTCAACTGAGGGCTCAATTGTTCTTCGTGTTCGACATGCATGTTCTTCCAAGGCGCGGCGACCACACCGTTGCCGAGCCATGGAATGCAATTCTCAAGGCGGAGTTTGTATTTCATCAAAATAGATTCTCTAGTGAATACATTTCTTTGCACTTTCAACAAATACGACGAATTCAGACAATTATAGAGAACGGCGACTACGTAGAAGTTTTTGGATTTATTGAATGGATACTAAGATTCAATTATACGCCAGCCGCATTCCGCAAGCATATTGCCGACGTTTTAGTTAATTGTCACGCAGCTTATCGCGTGGTCGACGGGGATACTATTGCCCCCATAACCGATCCGACGGAGGCTGCAGCTCTCGAAGCAGCACTCAAGTCCGCACGCGCTGTCGGCATCACCGGCGCCTATGCCCATTTGAGGTCCTCGATAGAAGCTGCCACTGCAGGAAAGTATCCGGACTGCGTGCGCGAAGCTATCCATGCTGTTGAAGCGGTCGCAGTACAGCTAGCGCCGGGATCGACTACACTTGGCCCCGCTCTGGTCAAACTGGAAAAGGCTGGCGCCATCCACGAGGCAATGAAGAAAGGATTCTCGGCCCTTTATGGCTATGCCAGCGACGAGAAAGGCATACGGCACTCGCTGCTCGACCAAGACGCCGCGAACGTCGACGAGGCTGACGCGTTGTTCATGCTGGGAGCGTGCGCTTCCTTTGTTAGCTATCTTATCGCAAAGGGGCGTTTGGCGGGGCTGCTCACCGAGTAGCGTCGCAGAACAGGCGCGCTTGCCGTGAACGGAGCCGATGTGCAACCTTCCGGAAGGTATGGGAGGGAGCCATGTTCGTCGCGATCGATGTAGAAACCGCGAACGCGAACTACAGCAGCATCTGCCAGCTTGGCGTCGTCGTGTTCGATGGCGGCAGAGAGATCCACGCCGAATGTCACCTCATCGACCCGGAGGACTATTTCGACGCCTTTAACGTCGGCATTCATGGCATCGACGAGGAAGCCGTCGCGGGGTGCCTGCCCTTCCGCCACCGGCACGACTGGCTTCTCAATGCTCTCGGTGACCGGCCCGTTATCAGCCATGGACCCTTCGACCGGACGTCGCTGATGCGGGCCTGCGATCGCCATGGCTTGGCATCCGTCGGCAACCGCTGGCTCGACACAATCCGCGTCGCCCGGCGGGCATGGCCCGACAGGGCGAGCTACAGCCTGCCGATCATTGCCGCCGAGTTCGGCATCGCCTTCCGTCACCACGACGCTCTTGAGGACGCGCGCGCCGCCGGCGTGATCCTGCACCGCGCCATGGAAGAAACCGGCCTGGACCTGGACGGCTGGTTCCGCCGCGTTGAACTGCCGGTCTCCGGCGAGAAGGCGGCTCCGATCCGCCGAGAGGCTGTCGGCGACGGGCCGTTGTCGGGCCAGGTCGTGGTGTTCACCGGCAAGCTGGAGCTCGGCAAGAGCGCCGCGGCCGATCTTGCCGCGGCCGCTGGCGCCGACGTTCATCCGGGCGTCACCCGCCACACCACCATGCTCGTGCTCGGCGATCGAGACGTGCATTTCGGCACGCCCAAGAGCGCGAAGCACCTCAAGGCCGAAGCCATGCTCGCCGCCGGCCATATCGTGCGCATCGTGCCCGAAGGGGATTTCATGGCCACGATCGGCGCTGCGCCACCATCGAGCGCACTGGCCGTTCGGGCGGCCGTCACGTCCCCCCACCGCCCCGGCGGACCTGCGTTGAAGGAGACCACTATCGAGGCGACCCTGAAACGGGCGGAGCTGACGGCTTTGCTGGAGCGCGTCGACATGGCGACGGACTGGATGACTTTGCTGCGCGAGCGCGGCGAGAGGGCGAAGCATCTCGCCAAGGATGTCCCCGCTGCCCTCGCCGACCCGTCGCTCACTCTGGACCAATGCACCCGGCTCTATCAGGCGCTCGAAGAGCTTGCGCAACAGGTCGAGCAGCTGGTCGAAGCGATGGACGATGACGGTGCCGACGAAGCCCTCATCGAAGCCGCGGAGAGCCTTGAGGAGTTTCATTCCGACTTGGCCGCCCGTGTCGCGAACAAGATGATCGCGCTGCGAGGCCATCCTTAATTCGCCCAAGCCGGTAAGAATTGCAGCAACTAGCGGCGGGAGCGATGCTAAAGGGCAATGTCAGTAAGAAGAAATAATCACTACGTTCCCCAATGGTATCAAGAACGCTTCCTCACCGACGGAGGCAGAACCTTATTCTATCTCGACTTGTCACCGCCGATTTTCACACGGAGGGATGGAGGAAAAAACACAGGGCGGTCATTGTTTGACTCTCCAACATCCCGTGCGTTCGTTCAAAGGGATCTTTATTCAACATTCTTTGGAACGGCGGTAAACGATGAAATCGAGCGACAACTATTCGGCGACATTGACACCCGCGGCGCGGACGCGGTCCGCGCCCTCTCTGGCTTGGACAAGGCCGCATGGCACTCCCACTTCAAGACCTTTTTCGAGTATATCGACATCCAAAAGCTTCGCACTCCAAAGGGCCTAGAGTGGCTAAAGCGACAGTACCCTGAGCTTTCCCAGAATGAGCTTATGCTTGAGATGCAGGGTATTCGTTTTCTCAATTGTACCATTTGGACCACTGGCGTCCGGGAGATTGTCTCGGCGGGAAATGCCTCTGTCAAGTTCATCATTACCGACCATCCGGTAACGATTTATAACTATGCTGCTCCTCCCGCAGACCTTGGTTGCGACCAAACCGACGATCCGGCAATTGCATGGAAAGGTTCGCAGACCATCTTCCCTCTGGGACCAGACCACTGCCTGATCCTGACAAATCTTGAGTATGCAAAGAACCCGGACGTGAATCCGCTTGAGAACCGGACCTTCGCTCGGAACTTTCATCCGACGATGGTATCGACGATCGATTTCATCCGGTCTCGCGAACTCGATGATCAACAAGTCTCGGAGATCAACTTCATCCTCAAGGCTCGCTCCGAAAGATACATCGCTGCTGGACGCGAGGCATGGCTTTATCCAGAGAAAACGGTGAAGAAATCTTGGAAGGAGTTGCGGGAGACACTACGACCACCAGAGACCGAACTCCACCTTTTTGGCGGTGAAATGTTTGCCAAATTCGACAGCGGACATGTTCACTATCAGGATGAGTTTGGCCGGTCAGAAAAGCCGCGCGCGTTCCTTCAAAAGGATCTGCCGGTGTCACCGCTGAAACCGAAGGACTCTTGTGGTTGTGGGTCCGGCGACCTCTTCGCCAGATGCTGCGAGCCGAAGCCATCCGAGCTAAGGCCGAGCTGGACGGCTAGGAGCATCCGCGAGCGAAACCTTATGCTTCTCCGCGGCTTGTCGAACCTCCTTGAACTGGACAGAAAGGACTGGACCCAAGTTCGGCGCGAGATGACCGACGAAAAGATTGCAAGTGCCTATAGCCTTTACGAAGGCCTATGGCCACTGGAAACCGACCTGCTCGACTTACTCCCAAAGCCGGACGGGCAGCTTCGATCGGTCTATACCGGCTCCCTCCATCCCCAGCACATCAACGAATTCGCGATTGGTTCGCCGCTGTATTTCGGTGAAATGCTGATTCAGCACCCTTTCGTCCACCCCGGCACCCTGAATAAGAAATTCCGTCCGACCGAGCACCCGGGTCAGTACCGGGGCGAACTGTTGAAGACGATCCATTTCTTCGTGAGCATGATGCCGTTGGTCGAGGCGGGTCTGGTCAACCTGATCCCCGATCCTTGTGACTTCGACATCCACCTGCGCGATCAAATGATGGCGATGGCCAGGGCGCGGGCATCCGGCCTTGAGTTCGAGATTTCAAACGACCCTCGGATGGAGGAACTGATGCGCGACGACTTCAAGCGCACACTCCTCGCTTTGTCCGAAGAGGGGCTACGCAATCAGATCGCTCGAGCAATGCCGCAGGGCGAAACAGTCGATCTCGACGAACTGATGCCGCAAATCGGCCAGCTCCGAGAGGCCGACCCGCTTGCCGTGCTCCAACCGGAGAGCTTGGCTCCCGAAACAGGTGGACAGATCCAGCTCATGAAGTTGGCACCCAACTTCGAAATCGCCATGTATTTGGCGCAAGCCACGGGGGCGCAGATCCTCACTGACAGCAAGCATCGTTGGCTGGAGCTGAACGCAGCTTTGAACCGCCGCTATTTGGGAACTTCATCGACGCTACATTCGCTTGCGGCAGACATCCGGTCAGCCCCACTGGAGTTTCCGACCCAGTGCGACGATATCCTTAGCTTGAGAGAAGCACCTGAATTCGTCGAGTTCCGATCGGTGATCCGTCGCACGTTCAACTACCTAAAGTCTCTGAAGGCGGAAGAAGTGAAGCCAAACTTCGAAGCGCAATTGGCGGCGCGACATTCCCGAAGTAGGACAGCCATCCAACGCCTTATCAAGAAGGCCAGAGTGCCGCATTCCATCGGATGGCTGCAATCGGTGATACGGATCGGCGGGTTCCAGGACAACAACGTGAACCGATTGCTCCTCATGTCGAGCTCGAATCACCATTTGCCGTGCGTGCCTATGGCAATGTACGTGGCTCGGCAAAAGCCTGCGGCTGCCTGAACGAACTAAGGTTCGTCTTCGGACGGGCCAGGCTGGCAGGATCGCATCAATGCCGCGCTCCGCAAGGCGGCCGGACTATAGGGACGTAAATCAAGATTCTCTGAGGCAGTCCCTACTCCTGTTCCGCTCCGAATAGGAAAGCCGTCAGGATCTGCAGGGCCAGGCCGAGGCTCTCGCCCGGCATGGCGCCTACGCCGCCACTACACGTTCATCATGATCGGCAGCAGTGTCAATTCGGCGGCATCGGGGATCGAGAGAGACCGTGGAGGCGAGCACCCGCCAAGCCGACGTCTACTCGTCTTCCTCGGCCTCATCTTCGTCGTCGGGGCGTAAGGGAGTGCCTCTTATCCAGGCCTCGAGCCGAGCACGTTCGTTCGGACGAGTCATCATGGGTCCAGGCCCGACGATCTGGCCAAGTGCCCTCACAACTTCTTCAGGATCCGGCCGACCCGTCCGAACATCGAGGCCTTCTCCTCGAGCGTAATCGAATAGCCGATCGCTCAGCGCTCTGAGGTGCGCACAATCTCGCATTCGGTCCAGATTTTCTGGACCTCGGCGAACTCGATGTTCCGCCAGCCGGGCTCGTTGGACTTGATAATAGCTGGCGAGAGCGAAGAGAGCGGTGGCCGGGTCGCCATCGCAGAATTCAATTGCGCCCTTGATCGCGGCTATCCCGTCGGCCGGCGCCAACGGTGGCTCGGCTCGCTTGCCGACGAGATAAGCCATGCACTCCCGGGTGTATCGCGCGATGTCGCTCAGGGCATCTGGCAACGTCGCTCGGGCCGCCAATGTCTTAGCTATCCGCTGGGAACGGTGTCGGGCGCGCTCGTCCTCGATCTGGATCCGCAGAAGCCCCACAGTCATCGCCGCCGCCCCCAGTGCCAACACGCCCGAGATGAGCGTCTGCCACGTGTAGAGCCAGTCGACGACGCATTGCATGTCGGTACAGATTCGGATGCCCATCCGCAATTGTGGCGCGCCGGGCGAGACTTGTTCAAGCCGCTACTGCCGTGGCCAGCGGCCTTTCCGATCTCTTCCGGCCAGTGGTGGATAATCAGGATTCTGCTGGGCTTTCCTCGTGCCCGAATAGACCAAGCGCGGCCCATCAACTCGAGCGGTCATGACCGTGCGGCGCTTGGGAGGTCAATCCGGCCAGTGCACGTCGTCGGTGACGTCAGCCGGGATCGGGTCCATCGCCTGCAGCGCGAAGCTGGTCTGCCAGATCGGCTGGCGGAAGTTCGCCGAGGCGAGGAGCACCTGCTGCCACTCGGCGGCCGTCACGGTGACCGGGCCGGTGCTGGTGAGGATGAGGATCTCGGTCGCCGCCACGCCGGCATTGATGGCGGCGTTGGCGAGCATGGTCACCTCGTCCCAGCCCTTCATGTCTTCCGGGGTGGTCGCGATGTGGTGCACGCCGCGTTCGTCTTCGAAGTCGTAGGCGAATCCGAGGGCCAGGCGCCGCTCGCGCTCGGCGATGACGTCCGCTGGCGTCGGAGCCACCGGGAGGGCGTCAAGCGCGCGCTGGGCGATCCAGGCGGGGTCGGCCGGCTTGATCACGCCGTCGACGTCCAGAATGTTCATGTGAGATGCTCCTACAGAATGTCCTTCAGCGTGAGAGGGCCGGCTGCCAGATTACCGGCGAACGGGTATATCTGGATGAACTGCGCACGGCCTGGATTGGCGATGCGGGTGCCGCGGAAGTCGAGCAAATCGTTACTGCATCTGATCGCCGACCTCGAAGTGATGATCGGGGCCATCGAGGCGATGATTGACGATTCGCGGAAGGAATAAATCGACATAGCCGCCTGGCAGGAAAGTGCTCACGTTGGCGCGAGGTGCATTAGCCGTGTACCTCAGCGGCCAATTTGGTCGGAACGTCATCTAGAGCTGTGGGTTCGCCTCATATCGAAGGAGGAACTCATGAACTATGCCAAGACGACTTCCATCGCCACGCTGGCAGCATTACTGGCGCTCGGCACACCTGTGATGGCCCAGAGCAGCGGCCAAGGGAACTCGGGTTCCACGGCGGGAGCTACAACCGGCTCCGACAATAGCTCGGGCACCACCGAGAGCCGCTACAAGGACCAGTCCCCGGCCGTTGGCTCCGGTGTGCCGAAATCGACCATGCCCAGCGAGGGGCGCAACAACTCCATGAACCCCGGCGAGGCCAAGGCCGCCGGCAGCGGCAATTCGGATGACGGCCGTCGCGATTGCACCAATAAGCAGACACCGTGCTAGCCGGACGGTGAGAGAGGCCGCCCTTCGGGGCGGCCTTTTTCATATCTGACCGCCGAGCCACCACCTCGAAGCCCGGCGGCGGGCGTCACGGATACCCGGCCAGCGTCAGCGTCCCAGCAGTCAGATTGCCGGCTGACGGGTAGATCTGGATGAACTGAGCGCGCCCGACATTCGCGGCACGGGTACCGCGGAAATCAAGACGATATCCAGAGGCGAACTCCATAGACTGGGAAGTGCACATGTACGGCAGACCGGCCGCGCCAGGCGTGATGTCCATTGCTACCATCGTGGCCGTCAACGTGCCGAGAAACGCATCCGACGCCGTCCGCGCCGCCGCGGAAACTCCGCTACCCACGACAACAAGCGCAGACCCCTGATAGTCCGATGCACCCGTGTCGACCGTGGACCCGTCGCGGCTGATGCGGTGTATCAAGTTGGCTGTCGCATCCGAGCCGGTGAGGCAGCCGATGGTCAGCTTGAACGCCCGATACGCCGCCGCGAGCGGGACGTTAATCGCCGCGACAGGAGTGGAGATATCCGCCGTCCAGAGCGTGCGGGCGGCCCTATCGAGCCCAAGCGTAGTCTGCGCCGCGGCCTGCGTCGCCGCCGGCATCAGCGTCTGCATGAAAGCGCCAGGGCCTATGTAAGGTAGCCACGCCGCGCCGCCCCAGATCGACACAATACCCGTCGCCACGCTAACGACCGTCGTTCCTCGATCCGGCGCTGTGAACAGCCACGCCGAGCCGGTCCACTGCGCCAAATTATTCGCCCGCCCAGCCCATGCGCCGGTCGGCGCGGTGCCGACGACGTACATGTCTCCCGTCACAGGAGAGCCAGGCGGTGCGTTGCCGCCGAGGCTCTGCACCTCGTAGTTTGGCCGGGCGGCCTTGATGATGCCCGCCTGCGCGATCAGCGCCCGCACCTGCTCCGCGAGATAGCCGGAGGTGAAGCGCGACGGGGCGTCGAAGCGAAGCACATAGGGGACATCCACCTGATCGGACGTCACCGCGACGGCCAGTTCCAGATGACTGGCGTCGGTCGGCGATGCGATCGTCTTCGCGGGAAGCTCGCCGATCTCGATCGTATCGCCGGCGAGAACACCGCTAAAGAGCCCCCCGGTCAGCGTAACAGTCGTGCCACCGCTGGGCACCGAGACGGTGCCGGTGCTGTAGAGGTCAGCCATCGGCGCGCCCCCTGTAGCCGGGAAATCGCTGCGGAGCGTCGAAGCGGATCACGTAAGGGACGTCCTCCGCTGTCTCGCCGCACCAAGGCACAGCAAGCTCCAATGTGGTGAAATCGGTCGCGTCTACTGAGGCGATGGTGGTGAGGCAGCGGTCCCCGGCTTCGAGGCTGTCGCACGACCGCACGTCCAGCCAGAAAACGCCTTTGCCCCGGACGGTCTTTGATCCCTTGGTCACTGAAACGGTACCATGGGAGTAAGTTGTGAGCATCTCTGAGTTTGGCATCGCCTCACCTAAGGCTATGAGGTCTAGGCTTGAGCTAGTTCACCGTGGAAGATCCGGACGCCGTCGCGGCGGGCCATCGGCGCATGTGCTCGCGGTCTTGGAGATGCCGGCACGCGGCCGCAGCGAGCAGATCGAGCTCGTGCGCATCCGGCTGCCTGCCCATCTTCTCGACGAAGGCCGCAACGCACCGCTTCGTTAGGGCGACGGCTTGCTCTTTCATCGGGTGGCGTCCTTCCCGTCCCGGCCACGCTTAACGGCCAAAGTCCACTCGTTCATGCCTTCCGGCGCGCCCGGCGGCAGCACGGTGTCCTTGGCGGCCACCCACATGCTTCCGTCATGGGTGACGACCTGACCTCGTCTGTAGGCTTGGGCGCGCTGATAGATGCCGCGATACTCGAAGCCGCCGCGCTCAAACTCCTCGATCCGCTTTTCCAGCACTGCGATCCGATCGGTGAGCTTCACCTCGAGCTCGCGCCGCAGCACACCGCCGACGGCTTCGATGATTGTCGCCTGCGCCATCGCCTGGATGATGGTGGTCTTCAGCATGATCAGCGTCGACAAGTCGAACGCGTACGTGGGATTGCGCGTCATTGCCTCCCGCATCTTGGCGTGGGCGACCTCGATCGCCTGCGCGATGTCCGCTGACACGCGCTCTTCAACTTCGGCGACATCGAGAATCTCATCGGCGGTTCTATCGCCAACGCCGACCAAGTCGTCTCTGCGGGTAATGGCTGGCTCGATTCTGCAGGGTCGCTCGGCCTTGCCATAGAGCTCCACCGGCGGCAGCCGCAGTGCCTTGGCCTGCTCCGTGGGTGCTGGCTGTTCAACCGGCTCGCCTGCGAGCACCCGCGCCCGGTTGTGCATCTGCACCGCGCGTTCCGCGTTGAGCTGCTGCCGCACCTTCTCGTTTGCACCGGCGCGGTGCAAATCTTTGAAGTGCTTGTAGTCATCAGCGTCGAGGCGTTTGAGCGCGGCGTCGATCTCCGCGACGCGGACGTCAATTTTATTCAGCGCTGCTGCGGTAGCGGGATCGACCCTGCTCATGAGGCCACGTCGCCCCAGGCGATGTCCGTCAGCGTCGCCAGCGCGTTCGGCCGCACCCGTTGCGCTCCGAAAAACGCCTCCGCGAGCACGGCGGTCGAGTTGGTTTGAAACATCGACACGTTCTGCGTCGCCGCCGGCGTGGAGCTGTCCTGCGCTGGGGCGGTATCCATAACGACGCTGGCGACGTCGCTGGACCGCACGATGATGGCCTCGCTGTCCGCCGCGATCGACGCGGCGTTGAGGCAGTGCAGCGAGCCCGGGTCGATGGCCTCGGAAACGAAGGCCGGCTGCTCGAGCAATGTCCCACCGTTCGGCGCCATACCGGGAAAGTGCTCCACGAGCACGGCGAGGCGGTTCGCGACGTCTGCCGACATCAGCCATGCCAGATGGCCGCTGCCCGTGACGTTCACGGCGTCGAGCAGTCGCCGGAGGTCAAACCTGATGTCGTCGATGCCCGCTCCCGACGCGCTGAAGGTCGGCGTGAGGCTCGGCGAGCCGTCGTCGATGATCCTTGCGATGAAGGCCGCGTCGACGGCCGCCGAGACCGCGCCCTGCAGCTCAGAGGTCAGGAAGTCGAGCAGCGCCGGCGAGGATGCGTACACAGCCTCGCGCGTCAGCACGATGAGCGAAGTGGCCTTGGCGCGTTCCAGTCCCGCGGCGTCGAGCCCGATCCTCGAAACCGGCTTCGCACGCCCCTCGCTCACGACGTAGGCGACCACGCCGTTCTCGACTGCTGTGAGCCGTGTGCGGATCGGCGCGCGGACGAACGCGCCATCAGCGAGGAGCGTGTAGAATATGGAGCGCCCGCGCAGCGTCCCGATGAAGGTTTCGACCGCCGCGCGCAGCGCGCCAGCAGCAGCGACGTCGCCGAGCATGACGGCACCGGTCGCAGCCCTGACGAGGAGCTGAAGGTCGGGCGGAGCACCATCCTTCGCCGCGATCTCCAAGGGCGAAACACCGGCAAGGTGCGCCCGGGCGAGAAAGCCCATGATCGCGGGCAGGTGTCCGGCGGAATTGATGCGCATCAGCTCGCTCCTTATCAAGGTCAAGCAAGCTTACGACGGGCGTCGGAGAGCGCCGATCCCGCGCGATTGACTTTGCGGAAAATATCGTAGGTTTCGGCCGGCGGATTTGCTTTGCGCTCGACGAACTCCGCCAGATCTCGGACCTGATAGGTCAGCTTGTTTCCGTTCCCGCCGAGGCGAAATACACGTGGCCACCCACCAGGATCCGCGCGACGTCTCGCGTTCCGGAATGAATCCGGGTGTCCGTACCCCAGGAGCGCCGCGGCATCCCGTTCGCCGATCCGGCCGTCGGGCGACATCCACCATCCCGCATGGCTGATCGCCTGCAGCATCATCCGCTCGCGCTCATCGACGCGCGCCGCGAAGCTCATCTCGGAAGCCAGATTAGACATTCCGGGACCTCAATCTGGCTTTGCGAGAGTTTTGGTGAGGCCGCCGGTGCAGAGAAGGGCGTCCCTGACGTTCCGCATACCCCCCCGGGGCCTCTGCTATCAGTGGTACGCAGTGCGCACTTAGTACGCGCGGTACGCAGGGTGCGTACCGAGGCTATCTGCCTGATATCATATGGATATTACGTAGTACGCGGCGCTGGTACGCACCCCGAATTTGTCCAGGGAGGAAAAAATCTCTGCATGTAGGGGGCGCCGGTCCAGAGACGGACGCCGTCTGACCTTTTGACCTCCCCCCCTCAGTGGCTGCCCTTCGATTCCTCGATGACGAAGGACTTCAGCGCCTCCAGGCCACGCTCCGTCACCACGATGCGGTTGCCATCAGCTATACGGCCGTTGGGGTAGCGCACCAGCACTGGCTCGTCGATCAGCAGGCCTTCCGCCACCTTGTCCGGCTCGGCGTGGTGCTCAAAGGATTCACCCTCGGCGTCACAGCATTCCCAGTCGACGTCGATGATGTCGGGCATCAGTCCCTCCAATCCGGATCGTGAGCGAGCAGCTCGGCCAGCTTCCGCAATCCCTTGGGTGTCACGACGACCTGCGTGCCGATCACCGTCTCGCCGTCACGCTGATAAGTCGTAGGCTGGTGATCCAGCAGGCCGGCACGGCACTTGTCGGCATGGCCCAGCCAATCGCCCTTGCCACCGCGCCGATAGGTCCAATGGTTGCGGTAGAGCTTGGCGAACAGCGCCTTGGGCGGGTGCGAGAGCGCCTTCGCAGCGTCCGTGATGCAGAGAGAGCCGGCAGTGGTCTCGATCCGCGCCAGCGTGCCCTCGGCCTTGGCAAGCGCTGCGTGTGCCGTCGTGGCCTCCTGATGCCAATGGGACAGCACGGCCGACACGATGCGCGGATCGGACGGGTTGAACATCGCCACCGGGTCCGCCTGCCGCACCTCAAGTTCCATCCAGCGATCGATGATACGGGCACGCAGCTCGATGCTGTACCCCGAGACGAGGATCAGGCACTCACGCTTCGGAAGGAGAAACACCTTCGAGGGGCGCCCGCCTGCCGACGGTTCGGACTTTTCCTCAAAGCTGAGGGAAAGCCCATCCGCGAGGTTCTTGATGTCCCGGCGGACGTTGTCGTGCTCCTTGCCGGTGAGGTCGGCGATCTCCCGGCTCGACATCGTGAGAGGCTCACCATCGGCAAGGTTGTCCGGCAGGGCAGGCACCAACGCCGGCGACGGACTCGGCTGATGCTGACGCACCGAGAGCGCGCTGCCCTGCCCCAGCGCGCGCTGCTGGCGGTCGAAGGCTTCGAGATAGCGCTCACGCCACCGCCCGACCTGCGGACCGCTCAGCGAGCGCGCCAGCAGCGCTAGGCCACCGCGCGTCATGTCGTAGTGCCTGGCCTCGCCGTGGTGCTCGCGGAAGTGTGCCTCGGCTACGTCGGGGGCCTCAACCATGAGCGTATCGATCGCCAGCAGCACCACGCGATGGTCTGCGTCGAAATAGGCCGCCACGTCGCGGCTGGAGGCAATCACGATGCCATTCGACACCGTGACGATCGGGAGCATACTGGCGCTAGCCATGTTCGCCGCCGCCGAGAAGGTTAAGCTGCCCGCCGTCCTGCGGTTGGTCCACCTGATCGCTTGGCGCGGCCCTGCCGTTCTCCGCTGCTTCAATCACGCTTCGCACCCGCTCGGGCCGGGCGCACACCGTCCGCCCCATCTTGAAGCTTGGCACCGCCTTGGAGTCGACGAGGTGTTGCGCTTGCCGGCGCGTCACCCCGAGAAACTTCGCGATGGCCTTTACCCCGTAGAGGATTTCACCTTCGGCTTTTTTTGTCGCGTTCACAGCCAGTTCCCTCGATTACGTTGTCGCTCATTTGTCGCATGGAGGCACCGGGTGCCCGTGTAAGCCATTGATTTTCTTGAACGCTGTGGACACTACGGAAACGAAAAAGCCCGGCGCACGGCCGGGCTCAACATATTGAAAGTGTTCGCTAAATCGCGACCGCTTGGTTGACACTCGTCATCGGGCGGAGGAATTCCACGAAGTCGGCGAAACCGCCCTCGTTGCCGATGAGCGCATCGGTGTTGCCGGTGGTCATCGCCGAGACAGCGGCCTTCACGATGTCGATGAAGTCGTCATCCTTGCCGCCGTACATGGCCTCGGCCACCGACACCACGGACTGATGGGTCTTGGTGGAGATGGCGAGGCACTTGGCGTACCGCGCGAAGCGGATGCCCTTATCCGGCGCCGCGGACTTCAGGGTGACACCCGAACGCGCGGTGGTGCCCTGCTCGGCCGTCCGGATCTGATTGGCGATCACCGGCTTCCCGGTGGCGGCCTGCGCCTTCTCCAGCGCGCGGAGGCGCTTGAGGTCGCCGTCGAGCGCGGACACTTCCTGCTCAAGGGTGTCGAACTCCTCCTGCTCCGCGGCGTCGGTCGAGCGGCCCTCGTCGATGCTCTTCTGCATGACTTCAGCCATGCGCGCGGCCTTGGTCTGCCGCGACGCTTCGAGAGCAGCAATCTGCTCAGCGATGGTCTTCATGGTCCTGGCCTCCTTCGGCCTCAGGTTCACTGGTTTGACGGATTTCCCCGAGACGCCGGGAGGTGCAGGCCGATCGGACGCCTTCGGCCCCTTGCCGGTCGCGGCGAGCACAGGGGCGTCGATCGACTTGATGGTGGAGATCACCGCCTCGGCGTTGGCCGGAACGGAGACGAGAGAGAGCTCGAGCACCTCGGTGGAGATGAAGCGGATGCCGCCATCATCCATCCACGAGTATTCGAGCGCTCGGAAACCGATGGAGACGGCACGGACCAAGCCGGCCTTGATCTCGCCCCAGGCGGTGTCGACGCGGTCTTTCAGCGGCCCGGGCTCTTCGATCGTCGGGAGCCTCGCCTCGAAGGTGATGCCCTTCGCCGTCGGCCTGTCGAAGGTGACCGTGCCGACCGGCCGGTCGCTGTCGTGCTGGTGAAGCAGCACCAGCGGGTTCTGGAAGGTCACGCCGAGCGGCTCGACGATATCGCCCATGCGGTCCGGCGACGGCGTGGTGGCGGTGCCGCGGATAATGCGCTGGTCATCCTCCACCGCCTTGACGGTGAGGACCGAATACATCCGGTTCATGTCGGGATCTCCAGGCGGTCGCAGCCGCCTCAGATGATGATCATCTGATAGGAAGGGGTTTGCTTCGGCTCGGGATTACGCGCCATCAGCATCGTTGCGTTGAAGGCCGCCATGAGTGGATCGATCTTGGCCTTGCCAGCGATTTCCTTGGTCACCAGCACGGCATTGCCGCGCTTCTGCACCTTCGCGTTGCCGACCACCCAGTTCATCATGGTCGAGCCGTCATGTTCGACGGTGCCGTCGGCCAGCTTGCGCTCCAGGCCAAGCACGGCGCCGTTCAGCTTGTAGCCCTGAGCGATACCGATGATCTGGTCTTCGCTGATGCCCGCCTCGATCAGCACGTCGATGAGAGCGGTCACGCCGAAGGGATCAAGTCCAATCGCAGCTTCTTCCGGCAAAAGCCCCGCGCGATGAACCCGCTGAAGAATGGCAGCGATCTCTTCGTGATCCTGTGTCGGGTGCTTGCAGATGGTGAGCGAGCCTTCGGCTTCGAAATCTCGCAGCCGCGGAGCGATTTCCTGTCGGCGCTCAAGCACGTCAGGATGCGCCCACGCGTGCGCCCAAAGGAGCCACTTTCGCGTATCGCGGTCACGGCCGATCAAAACGAGCCCGAAGAGATCGTCGAGACCTCCACCGTCACCACCCGCGACGACAACGTCGCAGCGGCCCAGGAACACATCGAGGTCGCGCAGCGCCGGGTGGGCACAGCGAGGCCAATAGCCGGCTCCTGACCAACGATCCTGTGCGAGGCGGAGACCGATCTCGACATTCAGATGCTTCGCCAAGAAGACCTGCAGCTCGCCGCCGGTCGCATCCTTGATCTTGCGATATTCATCTTCCAGCCAGCCCCGATCGACTGACCGTCCGATGTTGGGGTTCGTGATGTAGAAGTTCGCCGGGTCGAGATACGACGTCGCTTCGACCATTGGCTCCGGAAATTCATACAACACCGGCAGACTAGTCGGATCGACAATCGTGCCTTCGCGAACGCCCCGGAAATAGTCCAGCTTGGCCTTGAAGACGCCAGCGGGTTCCTCGTCGGACTGGGTTGAGAGATAGATCACGAAGCCTTCCGGCCGCGAGACGAGACCACCCGTCGCCTCTCGCAGCATCGCAGCAGCGCGCGGCTTCTTTCCGAAACCCCAGAGCTCGTCCATGAGAACGAAGGCGGCCTTCTTGCCGGACACTGTGTCAGCGTCCGCAGCGACCACCTTCAGGAAGGCCTTGGTGACGCGGTGCGTGATGGTTCGGATATGGTCCTGCACATGCAGGAGATCTGAGAGTTCCTCATCGTGGCGGACCATATCGGCCGCCGGCTTGAACGAATTGTCGGCGACTTCGATCGTCGGAGCCAGGATGAGCAACTCCGCCGAGAGGCGCCAATTGACGATCAGGGCAGTGAGCATGATGCCGGCCGCGATCGTCGATTTGCTGTTCTTCTTGCTGATCAGCAGGAAGAACTCTCGGATCAGCCGGGAGCCCGTCTCCGGATCCGCCGCGCCGAAGATGGCGGCGACGAAGTCGAACACCCACTGCTCGCAGGCTTCTCCGAATGTTGGACTGCCAGGAGCGTCGACGATCTTCAGCGCCTTGAAGACCTCCAGGGCGGCTTCTGCTTCCGACGGGAAGAGCGGCGCGAACGGGATCAGCGACTGCTTGGCAACGATCCGTCGTTCCCAATCAGGACAGGCAGTGGACCACGGCTTCATGGCTTGTTGTCGACCACCAGCTTAGGCGGGGTACGGACACCGAACTTGCTTGCCACCCTCTCCGCAGCGGCTTGCTTCTCGGCCTTCTTGCCGGCCGGAGCGGCGGTTGTCGTTTCGGAAAGGGTCTTTGCCGACAGCGCGAGCGACTTCAGGATTTCAGCGCGCTGCTTGAGCGAGATGATCTGCTTCAAGACCTTGCGTTGCTCTTCTGCGTCTTCACCGTCGGCTACAGCGTCAATCATCATCTCCAGCTCGCCGATGCGGCTGGTGGTGGCCTCGAGTTCGTCGAGAAGCCGGAGCGTGAGATTGCGGCCCCGGCTGACAATGGCCTCCGGCGCAGTGGTCTCCGGTGTTGTGGGCGTCGGAGCGAGAGGAGCGCGGTGCGCGCTCTCGGTACGCACTTTCGGCTGCGTACCGGACTTCGTCCAACCTTCCTTCTTCGCCCGCTTGCGGATCGCGCCTTCCGAGATCGAGTACCAATCAGCGAGTTGGCGGTTAGACATTGATCCAGCACGAAAATCACGCTCGATCGCCGGCCAGTCGATGGTGGAGTTCTGATCGCTCATCGGCAGTACGCAGTGCTGGTACGCACCCCGAAATTTGTCCAGGGAGGAAAAAATCTCTGCATGTAGGGGGCGCCGGTCCGTAGGTTGACCCATGGTCGATTTTTGACCCTCCCCCCTGCCCATGGAGGGAAAATTCCGGGTCGAGGTCGCCCACGAACCGGCGGAACAACAAGTGACCTGTTGTTTTCACCTTGTGGGGTTGGGATTAGACACGCCCGAGGTCCCGTTCCAGCTCGCGGAGCGCGGCGTTGGCCTCGTCGATCGCCCGGGGCAGCCCGACCATCGACCACGCCACCTCGACACGGAACCATCGCCGGGTGCTGTGGAACACCACGAACTCGCGGCCGGCAAGTCTACGGCGTTCGCCGGCCCGGGGGTGCGTCCACTGCCGGCTCCTCAGCTGCGCCCCGAAGCCGGCGCCGTACTGATAGAGCTCTCCGTTCCGACCGCTCCGCTTCTGATGGTGGGTGTCGACGAGCCAGTAATAGCGGGCATCACAGAACGGCGAAGCCATGCCGTAGCCATTGCCGAAGATGAGGTGGTCAAGGGCGAGTATCATCGCGCCGCTCCTCCGCCTGCACGATGCCGTCATGCACCGCCTTGGTCACGGTCTCGAGGTTGTCCTCATCCCAGAACAGCGCCGGGTCGCCCTTGTGCGGGCGGATGTGGTTCGCCACGGGGCTGTTTGCGGCGGGGTGCCGCCCGGCACAGACCTCTCCGGTGCGCTGGCAGGTGTAGGCATCCCTCTCGAATATCTTCAGGCGCAGCCGCTGCCAGCGCTCGGTGTGGTACCAGGCGCGCCATGGTGACAGCGCGTTGCGGTGGCGGTCTTGCGCCTTGGCGTCACCTTCAACGTAGCCGAGGCGAGGCTTCGCCGCTGCCAGTCGTGGCCGAAGGTTCCTGAGACGTCGCTTCTGCATCGTGGCCCCTGATCTTCACCCCGATGTGAGCGGCGGCTTCCTTGGCGCGAATGGCGCCCTCTCGTAGGTCGCCCTTCATGGCGGCGCGTAGCGCCAGCTTGGACGCATGCCGCGCCCGTCCGCAGGGACCGCACGCCATCACCACCATCCGAGATAGCGGCCGCAGGCGGCAATGACGGCGACCCTCACCGCGGCATTGAGCGCGGCGGCGACACCCTTCCCAAGGGTCTCTCCAACACGGCTGGCCTCACTGCACCGGTTCTTCATTGACGGCCCCGGCGCGAGATCGCAGGCGTGTTCATGCGGCCCGTGACCTTGCTAAGCTCAGGCTTTCAAGAGCGGAGGGATTCATGGCGACGATGTCTGTCCACCTGAGAACCCTACCCGAAACCCAAGCGGTGGTAGGGCGATCAGGCGCCCACACGATCGTGGTGGACAGGCCAGCGGGCAAGGCCGGCGGCCAGGGTCTCGGCTTCAATGGGGGTGAGTTGCTCGCCCTCGCAATCGGCGGGTGCCTCTGCAACGACCTGCAGTATGTCGCTCACGAGATGAGCGTGAAACTAGCGTCCATCGCCGTCGATGTTGAGGTGACCTTCGAAGGCTCTCCCGCCCTCGCTACCTCTGCATCGGTCACCGTTGATGCGACCGCCTGCGAACAAGGCGCTGACATTGATAAGGTGATCCGCACGGCGATCGAGAGCTCAACGGTGAGCAACTCAATTCAGCGAGGCGTTACCGTTCACACGTCTGTGCGCCGGAGCGGGGAGCTTAGCGTGTCGGATGGAGCCGGATGATCTAAAACCCGCCGCGTGCGGCGGGTCTAATGGTTGCACAGACTGGAAAGTCACTGCGCCCGAAGGTTGACCGCAGAAGCCTTCCCGGAGCGGCGATCATTTTCGATCTCGTAGCTGACCTTCTGACCGTCGGCGAGGCCCGAGAGGCCGGCACGCTCTACGGCGGAAATGTGCACGAAGACATCCGGCCCACCTTGGTCTGGCTGAATGAAGCCGTAACCCTTCTGGCCGTTAAACCACTTCACAGTACCTGTAGCCACTCGCCTATTCCTTAGATCGTCAAACTAATGCTGTCCGCCTCGCGTGACATGCATCTCGATGCATAGCATGACCAGAGGGAGCGAGCCATTACGGTACGTCGGGCTCCGACGGAGGGTATGAGTTCCGCCCGCTCTACTCGCGCCTTTAGCGCGCTCTGACATACAGATTGTCGTCATCGCGCTGATAGCCGCCGATGGCAGCGGCGACGGCAGCGATGAATGCCCCGACCATCATCGAGAGTGCGGCAAGGAGGGCGAATGTCGCGCTCGCCTTGCGAGCAGTATCCGCCGCCTGCTGCGCCTTCACCTTCGCGTCGTTCACCTGCTTCAGCACGGCATCGACCCGCGCCGTGGCGTCAGCCTCCGATAGACCCGTGCGAGCGGCGACCAGTTGGCCAAGATAGGCCTTGTCGCCGGGCGAAACCTCTCCCGCGGCCGCGCTGGCCATGAGGATCCGGGAGGCTTGCGCAGCCGCGGCAGCGTCACCCTCGGGTCCGGGTGCCGCTTGTTGAGCAGGATCACTTGGGCGGAACAACGCATCCACGAAATAGGCGGTGGCGCCTGAACTCTCCTCGGCTCCAGCATTCGACGTCGCGCCAGCCGAAGCGCCTAGAGCAGCGCCCGAGGCGACCGTCGATACAGCCTGCACGCCGGTGTTGACGGTCGACGAAATAGCGGAGCCTAGAACCGACACGACAAGCAGAGTGGCGAGGGCCCAGGCCAGAAAGCCGTGGGCGGTATCGCGAAACATCGCCTCGCCTGTCTTGGGTCCCGTCCACTTCGTCCGTAGGCGCCCGGTGAGATAGCCTCCTAGCCCGGACGAAAGCCACTGCACCACGACAAGCCAGATGGCCGTGGAGACCGCGAAAGTCGTAACGCTTGCGCTCTCGTTGACCCACGGAGAAACCATGGTGAGCCCGATGCCGGAGCCGACCAGCATCAACACGAATGTCAGAGCCGAAGCGGCAACGGCGCCCGCAATGACAGGTCCCCAACTTACAGCGGATGAAGACGATTCAACCGTCGCTGCGGTCGTCGTCGCTGAATATGTCTCGACCATGGATTTCCTCCTGACTGAACAGCGCGAGAGCGTGTCATGGAGGGGCCCAGGATCGCCGTCGTGCCGGCGGTTTCACGGCTCGTGAAGGACCGCGCCTGATAACAGGAGGATGGTTACGAAGGTTCCTTGGGCGAGTACGCGTTCCGGGCACAAAAAACGCCCGCGGCGGGAGCAGCGGGCGCATTTCGTTCCGATCATGAATTTCGTCGGCAATTAGGACTGATTTGCTCGATCAACGCAAGAGGGCGAGCGTCGCTTGCGCACCTATTTGTACGTGATGTCGAGCTCCCTTTCCTCGTGGCCCCACAATGGCCTATCCGCCCGCCGTGCTCGCACTCTCGGCTTCGGCCCGTGCTTCTCCTCCATGGGATCGTGCGGCCGCTCCATTCGCCACAGGCGGGCAAGTTGACCCAGACCCGCCTTCAGCACCTGGAGAAGTGCGAAGTCGATCTCGGCATCGCGAAGCACGACGCTCTCCATCACCGCGAACACTTGCCTCTTGTCTGACAGGCGCCGTATGGCATTCATGGCCGCGCTGTGCTGCACGAGCACGCGCTCCCGGCGTTCCTCGTCCGTCTCGCGCTCAGCCGCCGTCCCCGACCTCTCCGAACGATTGCGGCTGTCGCTGTCGACTTCATCGGCCACCATCTGCCCCATAGCTGAACCGGGCATGACGGGCGCAGCCAGCACTTGGTGGAACTCGCCGACGAGCTTTCGCCAGCGGTCGCCGGCCCAATACTCCGATTCCGTGATCTTGCCGCCGAGCAGCAGGCGACCCAGGGCATTCTCTGCCAGTTGGTCGCTGCGGCGCCCCTTGCCGAGCCAGGCCCGATGCGGCTGCGAGAGCGCCACGTCCATCACGCCCCGCAGGCCGCGGGCGGCGCGCTCGGTGTTTGCCTCGGAGAGCTTGCCGCTGCGCGTGCGCCCGCCTTCCTTCCTCTTCCTACCTTTGCGCGCCATCGCGAACCTCCTGCTTCACCCGACCACCGTCCTTCCGCCGAAGCATCACCGTCAGACCCGAACGCCATCCGGGCTCTCTGCGGGCCAGCTCGATCAAGATCGACCTCGCTTTCTCGATGGAGCGTTGCCGACGCCTTCCGAAGCGCGGGGTGTCGATGTGATGGCGCATCCTGATCCACGCCATCGGATCGATGATTTCGGCGATCTCGATCACCGCCTGCTTCCGTATGTCCGTCATCGTCCCTCTCCGCCGCTACCGTTCGCCCGCCGCCTGCTGACGCCTATCCGGCCCGTCACGGCTCGGTGGCCATGCGCTCGGCAGTAACCGGCCGGTGATCGCCCTAGGTCGGCCAGCGAACGGACGTGCCGGGTATGCGATGGCCCGCAGCGGGAACCCCGCCTCGTCGGCGACCGCCTGCCATTCCCGCCATTCGGGAGTGTCGACCTCGACGATGACGCCGTGCGCGAAGTTCGGCCCCAGCGCCTGCCGCAGCGCCGCCACGGCCGGGCTATCCGGCGGCCTCGGTGCCAGCGACGTCGCGAAGTTCGCGAAGATGTGCCGGGCCAGATAGGCGCTCGGGTCGAGCATCTTCCGCGGCTTGGGTTTCTCGGCTGCGCAGGCCGCTCGGTACGGCGCGATGGCGTCGACGGCCTTCCGCCTCTCGGCATCCGAGAGTTTGTTCCAATGCCGGCGCGGGGTGACGGTCGATGCCGTCGGCGGCGCGGCGTACCGACGGATGAACTCGGCGTAGAGCTCATCCTCCTGCCCTGACGAAGTCCCCTCGCCCACCGCCCCCTTGGGGGCTATGGGGGTGTTTGTTCCCTTTTCCGTATTTGGTTCTTCTATATGCACAGCCTGAAAAGCCGCGCGCGGCAAAGCCGGTTGTGGATGGTGTTTAGGTGTGTCGGGAGCCACAACCGGATTTTCAGGCTGTGGCTCGCCGCCTTCAACATCGTCGGAGCCGCTATCTATGGTGTCGGCCGGCTCGTCGTACACAACATAGTCGATGCCGTTGAAGGCGCGGGTGACCGGATCCCGCGTGCGTTCACGCTTTATCCAGCCGGCATCGACAAGCTCCGCGACCACGCGCTGCGTCTTATCCCGGCCGATCTTGAAGCGTTCGGAAAGGTGGGCAAGTTCGACGTTCCAGTCGGCCGGACGTGAGCGCAGATAGCAGAGCACGCCCATGGCCTCGGCGGACAGCCGATCATCATCGAGCACCGAGTTGGGTAGGACCGTGAAGTTGCGGTTGTAGCGGCGGCGGATGATCAATCGTCCCTCCCCGCCTCAGCGATCGAATGCTCGACATACGAACCTTGCCGCACGCGACCTGTGTAGCCGCACTCGCAGCAGCCATGGCCGCGCGTGGTTTCCATGTCGTACATGGTGCATTCCGGCGCTTCGAAGCACCCGGTGCACGGCTGTGACCAGCGAACGAGTTCGCAAAGATCGCCATTGATGATCGCGTAGGCTCGCCGACGATCCACGCGCCTGCCGGCGAGCGCATCAGCTTGCTCCCATGTAGCGGACACATCGTCATAATGGATGCGGCCGGCATCATCGAGGCTGTAACCGCGGCGGAGGAAGACGCTCCCGCTCATGCCGCAGCGCTCCCCTGCAGGAAGCGCTCGGCGAGCGCACGGATGCGGCTGCCGTCGGACGTTACGGGAACAATGCCCTTGCCCGGATCGACGATGCCCTGCGCTTGGCTGGCCTTGAGGCCGAGCATGCTGAGGATCAGAGGATCCGATCCGCCATTGGCATGCAGGTAGATCGCCGTCACCTGCTCCTGCTGACCCGGTCGGTCGAGCCGGCCGATGACCTGCTCATGCACCTTCGGTGACCAGTCGAGTTCGCCGAAGACGACGTGGTTGCATCGCTTCTGCAACCCGTCCAGCCCCGCGCCGGACCGCAGAGAGATCATCATCAGGTTGGTGTCGCCGCTGATGAAGGCCTCTTTGGCCCGGTCCTTCTGCCCCGGGCTTTCGGAGCCGGTGTAGAGCACCGGCTTGAACTCGCCGAGCTCGCGGCCCCAGATATCGTAGACCTCGCGATGCCACCCCGCGAGCAGGACTGGCAGCCCGGCCTCCAGCAGCAAGCGGACATAGGCGGCAACCGCCTTGGCCTTGGCGAGGCCGGTGACCATGCGCGCCATGATGTCGAGTTCGCGCGCCGCCTGTCCCCGCTCGGAGAACGAGCCGCTGACGACGGTGGTCGCCAGGATGCGCATGAGATCGACGGAATCGGCCTCGACCTGCTGGTCGTATTCGACCTCGATCGGCACGGTGTTCACGTTGCCGCCGGCGCGCTCGCGGCGCAGCACCAGCTGCAACTCGCGCAGGTACGTGCCGAGGGCCTCGGGATCCTTCACGATGGCCTTCGACCCATTGTGGCTGCACCACTCGCGGTCGAAGTCCCAATATCCTCCGAGGGCGCCGGGCTCGATCGCCTCGACAACATGGAACATCTCGGTGCCGTAGTTGTAGACCGGCGTGGCGGTCAGGCCGATGCGCACGCGAGCATTGGCCGTGAAGACCTTGGCCGCCGCACCCTTGGCGGTGTCCGGCCCGGTGCGCAGCTCCTGGACCTCGTCGTAGACGACCGCCTTGAACTTCCCTTCGGCGGCGATGTCGACCCAGCCGGCGATGTTCGAATAGGCGAAGACGTAGAGGTCTGCGGGCGGGAGCTCATAGGGCACGGTGCCCTTAATGATGTGCGCCCGCAGCGTGGTGAACTTCGCGATGTACTCCTTCACCCATTGGGTGCGGAGGTGCGGCTGCACGACGATCGCCGCCGGCAGGTGCTTTCCATCCGAAAGGGCGCCGAGAGCCGTCACCGTCTTGCCGAGCCCGACATCGTCCAGGAGCAGCAGGCGGCCCAGCTTGCGGATCACTTCGGCCGCTTCGGCCTGATAGCGATAGAGCTCCCTGCCCGGCCTGAAGCCCAGCGTGGCAGGCGGCGACCATTCGGGCACGAAGATGCGCTCGACGTCGTTCCGCTGATCGGTGAGGGCCACACGGCCGGCTACCATGCGGGAGCGGTCCGCCTCCGCCATATCCATCGGGTAGCGATGCAGGAACCATTCGAGATCGGAGGCGATGCTCACCGTGTCGGGAAAGGTGAAGGGTGCCGTGGCCCATTTCGGCACGGCCGGGAACATCGCCTTGAGCTTGATGGCGACATGCGGGTCGATGCCGCTCATCACCCAGCGCGAACCTTCGTAATGCAGCGAGCCATAGGTCTTCACAGCCAGGCCCTCCCGAGATGCAGGACGGCCGTCGGCTTGCCGCCTATCTCGGGCGGAAAGCCCATGGCGACGTTTGTGACGAGTAGGATGGCCTCAACGCTGTCATGCGCAGCGTAGCGCTCGCACTGGCGGTAGATGGCGCGCCGCTGGCCCTTGATCTTCACCTCGACGGCAACGGCACCGACCATGAAGTCGACGATGTCGCCCGGCGCCAGAGTGACCTCGCGCTTGAACGCCGTGCCCGACGCAGTCAGGTGAGCCTCTATGGCGGCCTGCAACGCTTTCTCGCTGTCGAGCGGCAGGCGCACGGCGGATAGGAGGTGGCGGACCTCGAACGGCGTCATTCGCTGTCCCCCGTGGCGGAGGCCAGCATGTCCAGCACCGTGCCGATCGGAGAGAGCGCCCTGCCCTCTTCATCGCGCGACAGGCCGTGCCGGAGCATGTCCGGGCTGGCGCCGTGCTGCAGGGCGATAGAAGTGACCACCGCGGCATCGCGGGCATTCACCTCGACATCAGTGCCGGCCTTGGGACCACAGAGGAAGATCTCGCCTAGGCGCCCGTCGTCGTAATAGCCGAAGGTGGCCGTGTAGCTGATGCCCTTCACTTCGATCTCGAAGCTCTCGGCGGCGCGGCGATCGGGGAGCAGTTCGCGTGTCATAAACGCTCCCCCGGCCGGGAACAGACGAATTTGCTTCGATTTTCGCGGAACCTTACGGCACTCGGGGCGTTCGCCGCTGCATCAGGGGTGACGCCTAAAGCGTGGGGACGGCAGTGGAATTTCTCCGCAGACTGACGGGCAAAGGCATGCTGCGCCCGCCCGGAATGGCGGCCGCCAAAGCTGACTACTGGCTTTCGGTGAGGCGTCGAAAGACCGGCCCAAAGGCCGGCGAGGTGATAATCAGTGGGCAGGTTGCGACCGATATGGCCGCGCTTCTCGGCGCTCGCGACGGTCGCGCCTGGCTGACGCTGGAAACCGGCGCGGTCTACGAAGTGGAACTGCACCCGCTCACCACCACAACGGCCGAGTTCCGCGTTCTGCCTCCCTTCAACGGCCTGCTGGACTAATGCCCACTTCTGCACATTTGAGACCGGGCCCGCGCCGGTTGGGGTATAATCCTTGTCGAGGAGTTTGCAGTGATGCCCCATAGGCTGCAGCAACCACTTGCGAGGCCGATCGTGTTGCAGGGCGATCCGCCCCGCACCATCGACACTTTCTTGGCAGCTGTTGAGTTTCTGGCCTCGAGCGAGGGGCAGCGCTCCCCCGAGGTTGAAGCGACCATCGATCAGCTCATAGCCGCCGGACAGAGCGGAGAGCCCTCCGCTGTGGAGGACGTTACAGAGCGGCTCGTGCAGTTGCTGCGCCAGCGCGGGCAGTTGTGACGGCGCGTCAGGAACCTTCCTCCCTTCAGAAGGTTGGATTGACAGTCCCTCGCCAGCGTCCGGAGCACCCTGATGTCCTCTGCCGATGAAACCCCGCGCTCTCTTTTTGTCGTAGGCCTTCGCAACGCTCACGCCATGGAGCGCGAAGCGATCTCGATGATGGAAAGTCAGATTTCGTCGATCGAGACCTATCCGGAAGTGAAGACAAAGCTGCAGCAGCACCTCGAGGAGACCCGTGGTCAGGACGAACGCCTTGAGCGAATCCTCGGGGAGCTCGGCGAGGACACCTCGACCTTCAAGGACGTGGTCATGGGTTTCATGGGCAGCGCCAACTCCATGGCCGCCAGCATGGCCGACGACGCGATCCTCAAGGCCACCTTCGCCAACTTCGCCTTCGAGAATTTCGAGACGGCCGCCTACAAATCCCTGTTGAAGATGGCGGAGATCAACGGGTCGGCATTCGCCGTGCCGCTGTTGCAGCAGTCGCTGGATGAAGAAGTCGCCATGTCGCGCTGGATCGAGCAGCACGTCGAAGACGTAACGGCGCGCTACGTCAAGCTCTCGCATGCGGGCACCGACGCCAGCTTGTGAGATCCGAAGCCTCCTCACAGCCCGCATCCCGCCTGATCATACTTCGTCGCTTCGTTGCCCCACGTCTCCCAACCGGCGCGCGACTGCCGCGAGAAAACGGACACGCGTCGCGCCTCCGGCCATGCCTTCTCCACGACCGCATAGAACTCGTCGGGCTTGCGGGAATGCTCGCGGGCAATGCCGTCGATAGCTTCCGCTTCCAGCGTCTCGACCAGATTCGGGAAGCCGGCGCCTTTCCATGGCGAACCGGGCAGTCGCGCGATGATGTACGGCTCGTGGAGCGAGCGGGCGACATAGCCCGTACCCCACCGCATCTTTCCGCTTGGTGTCCGCTTGGTCCATCCGCCGCCGGTCACCGGCAACAGCCCCCAACCGCGGATCACCTCGACATGGGCGCCGATCGCCACCAGAGGCCAGGTGCACCACATGATGCACACCCCGCCGGGCGCGAGCAGGTTGCCCACTGGCAGCGCCTTAATGTCGTCCAGTGACATCGTCTGGTACTGCGCTTGGGCGGACTTCTTCTCTCCCTTGGCCGAGCGAAGGACGAAGGTCCACGCAGGATCGATCTCGGCGACGTCGTAGGCGAACATCGACAGGGGAGAGAACGGCCAGCCGGTCACGCCGCATCCTCCTGCAGCATGGCCTCGAGCGACTTCACCTCGGCTGCGACCTCAGTGCCGGAAGTCACCAGCCCGTCGATTTTGTGAACTGCGTGGTGCACGGTCTTGTGGTCGCGACCGCCGAAACGTCGGCCGATCTCCGGCAGCGATCGCAGGGTCAGCGTCTTGGCGAGGTACATCGCAATCTGGCGCGGCTTCACCACGTTCGCGGTGCGACGCTGCGAGAGGATGTCGGTGCGGCTGACGTTGTAGTGCTTGGCGACGATGCGCAGGATGTCGTCGATGCGCACCCTCTTCGGCTCCTCGGAGCGGATGAGGTCGCGCAATGCCATCTCCGCTTCGTCGGGCGTGATCCCGCGGCCGGTCAGCTGGTTGTGGGCCAGCAGTCGATTCAGCGCCCGGTCGAGGTCCCTCCCCGTCTTCCCGCACCGGCGGGCGACATAGCGGAAAATGTCCGGCTCGATGCTGAAGTTCGGATATTGCCGGGCGAGCACGGCAAGGCGGGCCGTGAGGATTTCGAGCTTGAGCTCGTCCTCCAACGAGGCGATCTCGACGACAAGACCTCCCGCTATGCGGGACCGCACGCGCTCGTCCATGGCATCGAGCTCGGCGGGCGAGCGATCGGCGGCAAGCACAACCTGGCGCCGGCAGGCGATCACTGCGTTGAGCGTGTAGGCGAACTCCTTAAGGACGCTCTTGCCCTGCAGGAACTGCACGTCGTCGATGATGAGCGTGTCGGCTGTGCGCAGGGCATCCTGGAATGCCGCCGCCGATTGGCCCTTCAGGGCAGCGACGAAGCCGAACATGAAGCGCTCGGCCGTCAGGTAGAGGACGCGGCGGCCGCCCGCCTCGCTGGTGGCGGCGATGGCCTGAAGCAGGTGTGTCTTGCCGACGCCGACACCCCCATGGATGAAGAGCGGGTTGAACACCGGATCGCCGGCGAATGGCACGTCCGCGACCCTCTTCGCAGCGGCATGGGCGAGGCGGTTGGAATCGCCGATCTTGAGGGTGTCGAAGGTCAGCCGAGGATCGAGGGGCGATCCGTGCGGCGTGTCGACGGCGTGAACCGGCGGCGCAGCCGGTTCCAGAGGCGGCGCGGTGATGTTCACCGGCGGCGCCTCGACCGCTTGCGGCCGGTTCAGCGTGATCTGCCGGACATTGATGACAAGGCGAGCCTCAGGCTCGACCATGCGCCAAAGTTCCGTCAGCAGCGGCTCATAATGCTGCGCGATCCATACCTTCAGGAATCGGGTCGGGACCGACAACACGACAACGCGGTCGGCGCATCCCTCGTATTCCAGCCGAGAGAACCAGCTGGCGTAGATCTCATCGCCAACACGCGCCTTGAGCACGGTGCGGAGCCGGGTCCATGTGGATTGATCCATGACGGCGCCTCGATAAGTCAGGGGTGAGCGATGCGGGGATCCGGGCGTTCCAGCCACATGACCCGCGGCAGCGAGATGCGCGTGCCGTCGCATCGCTCTTTCACGACGGTCGTTTCAGTCGGGAGGATTTCCGGCGCGGAGGAGCCGCGATAGCGCTGGTTGCGCTCGGGATTTCTGGCTCGCCACGCCCTCGCCTTTTCGGCCCGACGTTCGGCGTATCCGGCGATCAGCAGGCGGTAGACCAGCTCCTTCGAGACACAGAGATCTCGAGCGATAGTGGCCGGCCGAGCCCCCTTCGCGTGAAGCGCGCGAGCTTGTGTTTGCCAGGTCACGACGTCACGCTGCCGATTGCGTTTCGGACGCGGGAGAGCTCGGCGGCTCGTGAACGACCCCGTCGTTGCCACGCATGGGCGCGAGCACGACGGTGAGTTCGCTGGACGCGCTGTCCTCGATCCGAACCGAATCCATTGGGCCGCCCATCGTCAGCCGCAGTGCCCCCCCGCGCCCGAGCAGAACGAGACCGCGCAGCAGCTTTCGATTGAAGGAAACGGGATGCTCCGGCCAAGTCGCGAAGGTCGAGGCGGTTACGGCCAGCACGCTGGAGATGCCGTCGGGGTGCCTCGCCTCCAGAACGACACGGCCCCCGCGACGCGCCATCGCCACCGCAAGGCCGCCGTCTCGATCGGTTGCCGCGAGCTTCGTTAGCCCCGCGACGAGGGAGAGCCGGTCAACCTCGTAGCCGCAGGTGCCGGCGTTCGGAACAATGCGACGCCAATCGGGATAAGAGCCGTCGATCAGCTTGCCATGGATGACGACGCCGTCGGCGCGAACAGTGGCGATCAGTCGATCCTCGTAGAAGTCGAGTTCGAGGGCACCACTCGTCCCCTCGACGATCGCCCTCACGAAGTCATTCGGTACAGTGATGGACTTCTTGACGATGGCGAGTTTGTCGGCGGCCCCAGCGTAGGGCCTGCGGACCGAGACCAGCCGATGGCCGTCCGTCGCCGTGGTAATGAGCTCGTCGCCCTCCGCCGAGATATTGATGCCGTTCAGGTAGTAGCGCGTCTCCTCACGGGAGACGGCGTGCCGAACGCGGATCAGGACATCGGAGCGGAACCCCGCGTCCAGCGAGAGTGTCGCCTTAGCCGTGTCGGCAATGTCTGGAAAGCTGTCGGGCCAGTCGGCGGGACCATTCGGGAACGTCGGCAGGAGCCATTCGTCACCGCCGGAGGTGATCTTCAGCCGCTCCAGATCACCGACCTTCACGATCGACAGCGAGAGCACATCGCCGCGCGGATAGCCCTGGACGACGCGCAGGAGCGAGCGGAGTTCGATGCAGAAGGGAGCGCCGAGTTGCCCGACCGTGGCGCACCGGCGGATCATTTCGAGATCGAGGTTAGTCGCGGAAACCTGCGCCGCGCCGTCTTCGAACTCGAACTTCACGGTGTTGAGGATCGGGATCTCGGACCACTGATCCGTGATCGGCTTCAACGGCAGGAGGGTGTCCTTGAGGTCACCCGCTCGGATGTCGACCGTTTCCATGTCAGCCCACCATGCCGAGCGATTGCAGATAGAGGTCGACGATCGCCTCGTGCTCGGCGCGCTGGTCGGCGTCCTGGCGCCGGATCTTCAGGATCTCCTTCAGCGCCTTGACGTCGAAGCCGGTGCCCTTGGCCTCGGCGAAGACGTCCTTGATGTCGTCCGAGATGGTCTTCTTCTCTTCCTCGAGCCGCTCGATGCGCTCGATAAAGGAGATCAGCTGCTCCTTCGCGAAGTCGGCGGCGGACGGCTCGTCATTCGGTATTTCGGACATGGCAAGGCCTCGGTGTTTAGGCGGGCTGGGGATCAGCGCGCGAAAAGGTCCGCCACCGGCGCGGGCGGCCGCGCGGCGGGCTTGGGCTGCTTGAGTTCGGTAGCGATGAGCGCCGAGGTGATCTCGACGAGCTCTTTGCTGGTTTGGGCGCGGCGGTCGTGCGCCTGCTTCAGCCGCTTGTATTCAGCGATCTTGTCAGCGCGGGCGGCGGCCAGCTTGCGCCGACGCATCTCCGTCGGTGTCGGCTTCGGGTCGGCCGTCTTGAGGTAGGTGCGCGGCATGGCGGTTGCCCCTCGTCACCTGGCGAAGAGCGCGGCGAGCAGGTTCGCCGCCATGTCGATGATGTCTTTCGTGAAGTGCTGCCGCTCGCGCCGGCGGCGGGCTGCCGACCGCTCGAAGCCGCGACGCTTGCCGCGTGGCCGGTTGACCTTGAACACTGCGCTCTTGGTCATCGGCCGCCTCCCTGTTTGGGAAGCCGGCTCACATTGCTCGCGCCCGCGGCCTTGATCTCCGCGCACTCTTCCCGGAGCTCGTCGACAGCGCGCGCCAGGTCGGCGGCTTCGCGGTCGATCCGCTCGGCGTCGGTTGCCGAGAAACGTCCGTCCGCCCGGGCGTCGGCCACGGCATGGGTGACGTCGGCGAACTCGCGCATGACGGCGGTGTGCCGGGCGTCGATGTCGATCCGCTTGCCGCCGTCATCGTCACCCGACCGCGTCAGCTCATGGCCGCTATAGTCGGCCATCACCTTGGTGACGTACGGGCGGCCGCAATCGGCCTCCAACACCATGGCGGAGAGAAGCGGGATCAGGTCCTTGTCCTGCTGGTAGCGGTAGACGCTGCCGGGGTGGACTCCGAGGAGCTCGGCGCTTCGTTCGGCGCCGCCGCATTCGGTGATCAGGTCGCGGGTCGCGGCGACGATCCGCAGGCGCCAGGCGCGCGGGAGTGGGTGCTCAGCCAAGGTGACCCTCCCCTGAGAATTCGGCCGCGCCATTCGCGGCGGCATCTTGGTGGGAAATGTGCGATGACTGACTTGCGTGAGCAGACGGAGGAACTTCGTGCTCGATCGGGATCATGTCCTTGGCGGTAACGTCGATGCGGGCGTGCTCCGCTTCGCGCAGAAGGACGGGCATGTACTTCGCGGGAATGACGCCGCCGGTGCCGCCCTTGGCCTTGGCCATCCGCCAACGCTGGACCGTCGAAATGTGCAAGTCACAGACAACGGCGACCCTCGAAAGGCCGCCTAAGCGGGCAATGACGGATGCGGCGGGTTCACAATGCATTGCGTGACTATGAGATAATCGCACAGTCGCGTCAAGGTCGCTATGAGACAATCGCACAGGACGTCGAGCCAGCTTTAGTGCGAAAATCGCATATGGCTCTAAGCAAGCATCAACAATGGATCGCGGATCAGCTCGCCGCCACGGGCGTGTCCCAGTCCGAGCTTGCGCGACAGATCGGATTGGACGACCCGTCGAAGGTCAACAGGATCGTGAAGGGCCTGCGACGCGTTCAGCCCGAAGAGCTTGAGAAGGCAGAGGCGTTCTTCGCCTCGCTCAGCTCTGACAATCCACCTCTCGACCAGGCTCGCCCGGTCAGAACGACGCTCATCCCTACGCCAGTTTCCGGCCAGGTGAGCGCCGGCCTTTTCCAAGAGGTCGACGGCGTCGAAAACCAAGATGCCGAAGAGGTGCTCGTTGCGCGCAACCCGCGGTATCCGCAGGCGCGAATGGTCGTATTCGATGTGGGCGGCAACTCCATGAATGCCTTCGACCCGCCCATCCCGGATGGCTCTCGGGTCAGCGGCCCAGTCTTTGAGGACATCCGGGAGGTTCCTCGAAACGGCATGGCCGTGGTGATCCAGCGGTCAACCGCTGATGGGCAGATGCTCGAGTGGTCGGTCAAAGAGATCGAGGTCCGGGACGACGGCTACACCTTCCACCCTCGCTCGACGGATCCTCGCTACAAGCCGATTGTGGTCGATACGGACCTCAACGCCGACGATGGCAAGAAGGTCGAGATCATCGCGCTGGTGACGGACGTAACCCGACCGGTAAGATTGTGAGATAGGCAAGACAAGAACTTCATCGCGGCTATTGGCAAAGGGGGGAGGGGAGAGAATGAGCGAGGAAGCAAAGGCGTCATATCGCGTCGACAGAACACAGCAAATATTTGCCGATGCGCTTATAAACCTAAATAGAACAGGCGGGGTTACCCGGCTTGCATTCTTATCTCTTAGCATATCGGATAGCGTCACCAGCAGAGTACCTGAAATACCGGTCGAAATCATAATGGACACTTCACAGTTCATAGATATGTATTTATTTATAAACGACTTTGTCGAAAAAAATCTTAGAAAGGACCCCGAATTAAACGAAATTATAGATAGACTCTCGGCAGATCGAGCTGCCGCGGAAGCGTAACATGTCGCGCAACGATTGGATAAATTTACCGTCGGGACAATACACTAGAGAGCAAGCCATATCATTTCTCGACAATCTGGCTACGGAACGGGACAACATTACATCGACAATTCAACCGGCTGAAAACCTTTACCGAAGATTTTCTATTTTCAAGGGGTCACTAGAAACGCGGGCCGATGTCGGCGCTTCGACTCTTGCCAAATTGACTGCAGGAGGATCCGATCTCAAGGGCGCGGATCCAATGGACCAAGCCCCCGCTTCTGGCCAGAAGCCTCGCGAAGCGAAGACCTTGTCAAGCGGACATCAGAGTGCGAAATCAGCAGCCATGACCCGCGAAGAGATAGATGCCAAACAGGCCGCGACCGAGGCCCGAATGGAGGCCACCGAGCATAGGATCGATGCGCGCATTACGGAGGCGACCGCAAGCCTACGTGTCTTAGAGGCGAACGTTTCGAACCTGACGGCCAATGTCGGCGCTCTTCCCAAGCTGGGACAGATCATCTGGGCCGTCGCGGGCGGCGCCGTTGCGGTGATTGGCGTAGTCGGCCTTATCCTGAGTTACGGGGGAGATCGCTTCGACGGCGGCGTACAGGTTACCTCTGCCAGCGTTCAAGCGGCGACCGACGCCCTCAACATCAGCAAGCAGAACGCACAACAGATCGAGATGCTCACGGGACGCATTGATGCCGTGCTGAATGCGTTGGCGCGTCAGGCCCCGCTCGATCGCCCAGCCGAGCCTGGTCGATAATCAACATCGAAAAAGGCACAGGGGCGACGCCCTAGCTCGCCTCCAAAACCCCTTCCGGCACCTCACCATAGCTGGCGATAAGCACCGGCGGTTCAGCGTCACCGCTCTCGGTCTCCACTTCAGTCGAAAAGGCGATCGCGCCGGCCTTCACCAGACTGAATCGCTTGGCCTTGCGGTCGGCATCCTCGGCGTCGCGCGCTTCCGTAGGGATGCCGGCTTTGATCCGCCCCCGCTTCCGCACCTCGAACGGCTGCACGACATAGAACGTCTTCTTGGTCATTGAACCCTCCTGGGAGGCATGGGGAGCCGATCCGGCCACTCTTCGCGCCGGGGCTTGGGATTGCGCAGAGCGTATTGCGCCATGCTGAGATCGGCGGGATGCAACGCCAGCTCGGAGATGATGATCGCCGCTAGGGATGGATCCTCGGCAACGTAATCGACCACGCCGGCGAGGAAACGAGGATCCTCCGCAAGCGCCCGGATCGCCTTCGGCTCGATCCCGGTCAACGTCAGGAACTGGGTCAGCCTGTCCTGCTGCTTTGCGATTGTCCCGAGCACAGCGATCGCGATCCATTCTGCTCGGTCACGGTTCACTGGTGGAGCGTCATGCATAGGACGGCTCCGTGATGTCCGCGGCGCCGACGATGATGCCGATCGGCATTTCGCACGCCTTGCAGGCGAACTTCTGCTCCGCGAGGAACTGGCTCTCCAACAGTTCGTCGAGACAGGTCGGGGCATCCTCGACGGCCGGCACGTCGAGACGGTGTGCCGTATCTACCTTGCAATTGTCGCACCGAATTTTCAGTCGGAAGCGGGCTGCGATTCCGTCGGCTGGCATGCGGCTGGCCCTCTGTGTGTTCCCTCTATGTTCTCATTTTGCTAACCATACCTGCCGGAGTCGAGTCTCGCGACGCACCCTTCCGCATGCGAAACGTTATGAGTTTATCTCACAAACACGCTTGACACTGATTATGCGATAATCTCATAGTTATCCCGTTCAGCGCTCCTGCTGATGCGTGCCCGGCGGTTGAGCCACCGCCCCCCGGTTAGCCGCCGGGCACGTCAACCGCTGATGGGATTAGCTCGATGGCTCAGGTCAGTTTCGATGTCCCCGAAGACGCTCTGCCGCACATCCAGCGGATCGTGAAGCGCGCGGGAAGCATTCGCCGCAAGCACGGCATCAAGTTCGACAGATTGTCCTGCGAAATGGATCTGTGCGCCACGCACGCCAACTGCTGCCCGATGGACTTCGATCGTCTGGCTGCTGCCGATGACTTTAACGTCGCCCACGACGTGTTCGGCATTGAGCGCCACATCGACCGGCGCACGGGCAAGCTCACAGGGTTCTTCCTGCCTCGCTTCGCCAGCAAGCCTGCCAAGGCCTCGTGAACTCTGGCGGGTGCCAAGCACCGCCCGGCCGGATCGCTCCTCCCAAAACCCAAGTCGATCCGGCCGCCCTTCCCTCCAAGGACGTCGAACATGTCGAGCAGCGAGACCAAGGAAGCGTCGAGGCTTCGCCCCGCGACCTCCAAGCATCGGTCGGCAGTCCGGGCGGCGCAGTACCGCCTGCGCGCCGCGCTGGACGACGCCAAGGAAGCCGACTGCCCCAAGCTCGTCCAGTCCATCCGCCGCGCCATCAAGTCCGCCGACGGCGCCTTCCGTCACGTCGAGCGCCGGCGTGCAGCAACCTCTCAGCGGAGAGACCAGCCGTGATCGCCTCATCTGTCGTCACCGCGCCATCGGCCGTTCGCAAGCGCTCCATCGTCATCGCCGGTCACAAGACCAGCATCTCCATGGAAGACGCCTTCTGGTCGGCCCTTCGTGACATCGCCTCGGCAACGAGGCGGACCCTTTCGGACATCGTGGCCGAGATCGATGCGAGCCGCTCCAACGGCAATCTCTCGTCGGCGGTCCGTCTCCACGTGCTGGCCTACTACCGGAACGGGAGGCCGCAGTGATCGCACCCTCCTCCACTCCGAGCGAACTGCAGCAGACGCCCGAGTACCAGGCGGCGCGCGTCCTCGACATCACTGCCGGCGAACTGGAGGCGCTGAAGCTGCAGTTGGTCGACCGGGTCGCTGAGCTCGACGACCGCATCCGTGCTCTCAGGGCGAAGTCCCGGGACATGCGCGCCCTCCCGTTCGAGCAGGTGCGCCATGGATGAGGTCCAAGCTCGGGCCGCTCGCCGAAGCCGACGCTCGGCAATTGCGGCCATGCGCCGGGCGCTGGTTGAGCGCTTCCCGCGCGCCTTCATGGCCAAGGGCGAGAAGAAGCTCCCGCTGAAGCTCGGCATCTATCACGACATCCGGTTGGTCGCGCCCGAACTGGCATCCGTCGTCCTGCGCAACACCCTCTTCGACTACACGGCCGGCCGCACCTACCTCGAGGCGCTGATCGCCGGCGCGCCTCGCGTCGATCTCGACGGCTGGCCGTCCGGCGAGGTCACCGAGGCGCATGCGCGCGATGCCCGCATCAGGCTTGGCAAACTCGACATTCCCAATTCTCGCAAGGAGCAGAACCATGCTGCACGCCCTGCCGCATGAAGCGGCGGCCTTGGCCGCGCTCGGGCTCTTCGTCATGGCCGTCGGCCTTTGGGCCGGCATTCTGACGGGAGCGGTCTGATGGCCTGGAGACGCTGCAGCACATTCAACCGCGTCGAGGTCGAAGCCGACCTCAACGACTTCGACACCGATCAGCTGCTGCAAGCGCTGATCGACCGCCGCCTGATCACCGAAGCCGAGGCGGAACGGGTCCTCTCCCGAGAGGGAGACGCCATAGCGCCGACTTACGGTCTCATCGCTGACGAGCTCGCGCTCGCGCGGCACGAGATCTACGTCGGTCGCCGAGACGAGGCGCTTATCCATCTCGAGCGCGCTCTCGGCTCCCCGTTCGTCGGGAGGCTCGCGTGATGGAAACCATCGCCCTCGCCTCCGAGGTGGCCAGCGCGAACCGGCAGTTCTGGTACGCCCTGACGATGGGCGCCACGCTCATGTTCCCCTTCGTCGTGCTCGCCTTCGTCCTCGGCCTTCGGTGCGCCGATCAGGACGATTTCCCCGACCCGCACGCCCAACCTTATGGCGATGATCCCGGACAGGTGCCGCATGGCTGAAAAAGGCCCCGTGACGCAGCCGTGGACCCACGGCATTTCGTTCATGCAGCAGACCGTGTTGCTGACCGCTGTGCGCGGTCCCGACGGCATCCCGAAGTACGGCGCCACCAAGATGCTGTTGCGCTGGTATCGGCGCTGCATCTTGGTTTCATCGCTCGACGGCTGTGTACTGGACAACCCGTGGGACAGCCGCGGCGGCAGCTTCATGGGGCCGAGCTACGAGACCGCGTACCGAGACCTGCCCGAAACATGGTCTCGTAAGATGTGGTCGATCCTCGGCGACTACCTGAAGGATCTCGACGGCATCCCGCACCATTTCCAGCTTCACCTTCTGCATTCCTTCGAGATCGTCGGCTACAAGCACCCCGATCCCGATATCCGCACGTGGTTCAACGAGGCGTACCAGCGCCTCGTCCATGACATGCACCTCTGGCCTGAGACCGAGGAGCAGATGGACTGGAGGCTCGGCGACAGCCGCGAACAATGGCTCGAGCGCGCTGACCCGGCGACGGTGGTCTGACATGGAACGCTCGATCCTCGACGCCATGGCGATCACGCTCGCCCAATCGACCGTCGACCTCTCGAACGAGGCCGATACCGCCATCCTCCTGTTGGAGGCGGGCTACGACGAACATGAGATCACGGACGTTCGGCACCTCGCCGTCCGCGAGGCGCGCCACCGCCGGCATGTGAACGCCATCTGTGCCGGCATGGAGGTCGCCCATGGGTGATTATCCTGCCAGCGATGAAGAGTTCGTCGCCGCGCTTGATCGCCTGGGCATCAAGCTCCCGCTCCGGCTCAGTGAAGAAGACGTCGGCGTCGTTCTCGACGCCGAGGGTCGCGACGTCTTCACGGTCGACGTCAATAACGGCCTCTCTGATGCGGAAGCGACCGAGATCGCCGAACTGCTCGTCGCCGGCGTGCACATCGGCGCGGGGCTGTGAGCATGCTCACCCCGCGCCAGCACGAGCTCCTCCAGTTCATCGACGGCTACGTCAAGCAGCGAGGGTCCTCCCCGAACTTCGGCGAGATGGCAGAGGCGATGCACCTCAAGTCCAAGGCGGGCATCGTTCGCATGCTCGACGCCCTTGAGGAACGGGGCTTCGTCCGTCGGATTCCGCAGCGCGCCCGCTCCGTCGAGATCCTGCGCCTGCACGATACGGCCACCACCGCCGCGCTCGACGACTTCCACAACCGCCTTCGGATCATGGTTGGCATCGACATGCACGAGCTCGTCGAAGCCGGAGCCATCGCGGCGAGCGACCGGAACGCGTGGGAATCCTTCCGGCTCGATCCCTACCGGTTCTTCATCCGCGCCGATGACGACACCGCCCAGAAGATCTGGTCGGTGATCGAACGGCGCGCGACCAAGCTAGGCTCGCATGGTTGATCGGATGATGGTGAATCCCCTATCGGAATTCAGGCCGGCGAACGTCCTCTGTCTTCACGATCACCGTACCGTTCGGCTCGGCAAGCCCCTCGTCATACTTGGATGCGGCGATCGTCTCGAAAGCCAAGCGGTTGCGTTCGAAGCGCCTCATCCGCTCCTCCCTGTCGGGAGCCTCACCTCCCTCGATGTCATGCAAGGCCGCGAAGCTCGCGAGGCAGTCAATTCGCGCGCGGGTGGGGTCATTGACCATCACGAACTTGATGGCCTGGCGTTCCAACAGCTCGACCGGTTCTCGCTCTCCGCAATGACGCAATACCATGGCTGACCTCCCCATCCTCTTCTCTCCACCGATGATACGCGCTCTGCTCGCCGGCACGAAGACGCAGACGCGGCGGGCGATCAAGCCGCAGCCGACCGTACACCCCAACGGTGCGTGGTCTTGGGAGGGGCGCAACGGTGGTTTCGTCGGCGCTGCTGGCACTCATGTCGACGAGGGCTTTCCAGAAAGCGCCAGAGACTGGAATCGCATCCAGCCCGGCGACCGGCTCTGGGTCCGCGAGGCGTGGCGGAGCCTTGCCAACTACGACGATCTGGCGCCCTGCGAAATGGGCGGCGAGGAGCCGATCCGGTACGAGGCTGACGGAGCACATCAGACGTGGGGCTATCCGGGCATCTCTAGGATCGGCCGCCTCCGCGCCTCTATGCACATGCCCCGCTGGGCATCCCGCCTGACGCTCGTCGTGCGGGACGTCCGCGTGCAGCGGCTGCATGACATCAGCGAGGACGACGCGCGGGCGGAGGGTGCCTACGTGGCCCCGCGCAGCGGTCGCGTGGCTGACGACTACGTCACCATGGCCATCGGCGGCGTGTGGTTCGCATCAGCGCGCGGCTGGTACGCCGACCTCTGGGACCGGATTAACGGCGACGGCTCCTGGGCCGCGAACCCGTGGATCGCCGCCTACACCTTCACAGTCCACCAGCAGAACATCGACGCAATGCCCGCGAGTGATCGGCGATGACGCGATCAGCTCAGCGGACCGCTCAGGTCGTCTTGCTCGCCCTCGACAACATGCACCGTGAGCCCCTCGGCGGAGCGGCGCAGCACATCCACGCGCACCGACCTGCCGGATTCCAGCACGAGCGTCGCGCGCCGAGCCCCCGCAGCTTCGATCATGGTCGCCATCTCTGCGCAAACCTCTCCGTCGATGCCGCTGGCAGTACGGTTCAGGTGATAGCAGGCCGTAGAGGCCCCGAGACCAGCTGTGCGAAGCCAGCCGTGGCCGGAAATGACGGTCGTCGACATGTTCTCCCCCATGCTCCGACAGTTCTACGGACCAACGGGGGCTGCCGGGCCACGTTCCGACAGGGTGAAGCTCTTCGAGAAACGCGGTTAAGCATCCGTTTCACGGGAGGCGAGGCGAACGCATCCGCGCCTTACCGCAAGCACCGCGACGCCTCACCCAACTCGGCGCAGAATGCGCAGAGGGCTTGGGGTGACAATCTCCCAACAATCGAGATGCTCATCCGCCTCGATCCGGAACGGCTGCGCGCCGGACCAATAGTGCCGAGCGACCTCGGTCATGGAAAGACCAGCTACGGGCTGCACGCAATTGAAGTCGCCGCGGTGCTCGCCCGCCGATGCGTCTTCCTTCGTTGCCTCGTAGATCACTGCGCGCGGGCTGCCCGTTCTTACAGCGTGCTGCACATAGAACTCCGCCACGGCAAGACACTCACACGCGAAACAGGCGAACAGCCTGCTCGGCTTATCTGGCGCGTGGGCGGATCTCCATTCTTCAAGTGCCATCTCTCGGTTCCAGTGCGGGTGCTGATCGGCTCGGTCGCGCAAAAGGCGGCCCCAGTTCCCGGGCATCACGACGCTGCCGGGCGCCAAAAGGATCGGTGCCGAGTGGAACAAGGGTCGCGTCGAAACCACGGCGGGGATTCCAGCTGGAAGGCAGTGCCGACCACAATTGAACGGGGCGCAGATGCTGTCGAGAGGGTCGCGGCATGACGCGCAAGATCCTCGTTGCCGATCTGCTTTGCGACACCGGACGGACCTCATTGGAAGGCAGAATCCCATGAAGAACCGCTTGAGCGATCTCAACGATCACCTCTTCGCGCAGCTTGAGCGCCTCTCTGACGAGGATCTCACGGCCGAACAGATCGAGACGGAGGCGAAGCGGGGCGAGGCGATGGTGGCCGTCGCGGATCAAATCATCCGCAATGCCGCGCTCCAGATCCAGGCGGCGAAGATCGCCTATGATGCCGGCGCCAATCCCGTCCCCTATCTGCCGGCACCGGCAATCCCAGCCCCGGTGATCAAGGGGCAATCGGAATGAGGGGCGGTAGGATCGCCTACAGTGCCGCGGAGATGGCGTGGCTGGAAGAGAACCGCACGCTGGTGATCAGCGACTATCACCGGGCGTTCATTCAACGGTTCGGGCGCACGGACGTGTCGGCGGCTCACCTCCATGGTCTGCGCAAGCGAAAGGGCTGGAAGGTCGGAAGGGCTCCCGGACGCACCGCAGGGCGCCACCGGCGCTTCAGCACCGTCGAGATCGGTTGGTTGCACGACAACCGAGCGCTGCCGATCGCCGAGTTCCATAAGGCGTTCTGCGCTGAGTTCGGCCGGGGCGACGTCACGGCCGCGCAGTTGCATGCACTGCGGAAGCGGAAGGGTTGGAAAACCGGCCGCGACGGGCGCTTCAGCCGGGGCGCAGTGCCGGCGAACAAGGGCAAGCAAATGCCCTTCAACGCCAACTCGGCACGCACTCAGTTCAAGAAGGGCCAGCGTTCTCACACCTACAGGGGCGCCGGCCATGAATCGATCGACGCGCACGGATATGTGTGGCTGATCGTCGACGAGACGAACCCCTACACCGGCGCAGCGACGCGGCGCGTGCAGAAGCACAAATGGCTTTGGAGCCGGAAGAACGGCCCGATTCCTGAGGGCCACGTGCTCAAGTGCCTCGATGGCAACCGGTCGAACACCGATCCTTCAAACTGGGAGGCGGTGCCGATCGGGTTGCTGCCCCGCCTGAACGGAAAGTCGGCTCGGAACTACGACGAGGCCCCGGCCGAACTGAAGCCCATCATCATGGCTGTCGCGAAGCTGGAGCATCAGGCTCGTCGGCGGCGCGGCGCCGGTGTGGCCAATGATCCAGAGGCGGCGGAATGACAGCCGAACGCCGTCCAACGAGAGCCGCGACGAAAAACCGCCCGCCCCGGCAGTCAGCCGGAACGGGCGGGCGGTGGTCGTGCTACGTCTTAGCGCTGACCGCCCTTGTGCTGTTCATTCTGATCACGGCGTTCCTCGCCGTGCTGCTTCTGACCACCCGGGTTCTGGGTGTGCTGCTGGCCGGGCTTCTCCTGGCCGGGCTTCTGGTTCGGGTCCTGCTTGTGCTGGTCCCGATCGCCCATGCCCTGCTTGTGATCCGGATTGTTGGCCATTGTAGTTCTCCCTGTGCGGATGATGCCGCCCAAAAAGAACTGTCTTGCCACTGCATAGTTCCGCGAAACGACCCTCTGTCTACTTGTGCAAGTTCGACGGTTTCGCGGTATGGACAGACAATTATCTGTCTCCACCTTTGCAACGCACAAGTATTCGGACCTCGTCCCAAGCGCGTTGCATCCTTGCGCGAGGTCACCCATGCCTGAACCGCAGCGGGTCCGCCTCACCAAGGTGAACGGCCGCACCTTCGTGCCGCGCGGAGCCGTGCGTGTCGATCGGGCTACGCCATGGCGGTCACCGTTCTGGATCGACCAGCCCTATGTCCTCACCCATGCCCGGCTCTCCCTTGATGCAGACACCAGAGGCAGCCGGATGCTTATGGTCACGCGGCTGCATTATGCGTGGCTGATGGGCCTGACCATCGTCGAACCGCTGTGGTGTTTCCTCTCCAAGGAGGTGCTCGCCCAATTGCCCGCCCCTCCGTCTCTGCTGGAGGTCGAACGCAGCCTGCGCGGCAAGACGCTCGCGGATTGGCCTGCACTCGGCCAGCCCTGCATAGGCGATGTGCTCCTCGCCGTCGCAAACCGCGGTCGTGATGGATCGCTGTATGCAACAGCCTCGGACGGCTTCAAGCCCGACAACAGTTCCCTCTCCCGGGCGAACCGGTGGCGCGATCGGGAATATTCGATCGGCAAGGTCGGGTGGTGACCATGGCTGCCCGCATCGATTCCGGCATCCGCCCCAAGCTGAAGACCGCCCGCCCGAAATCCGGACGCCGTCCTAAGCCGCCGCGCACCCGGCTCGAGGATCCCGAGCACCTCAAAATCATCCGGCAGCTGCCGTGCCTGGTCAGCGGCAAGATGCCGGCCGGCGAGGCCGCTCATATCCGCTATGCGAGCGCCATGTACGGCAAGCCGGTCACCGGCATCGGCATCAAGCCTGACGACAAATGGGCGGTGCCGCTCTGCGCCTGGTTCCACACCATCAGCTCGGAAGCGCAGCATCGCTTCGGTGAAGAATGGTGGTGGGAGCAGCGGAACATCGATCCGCTGTTCGTCGCGTCGAAGCTCTATGCCGCATCGGTGACCATGCGCGATGCCCGGATGGCCGAACCGGAGATCGTCCAGGCGCTCGGCAAGATCGTATTATCGGCCTACCACCAGTCGATGCCGCTCGCGGCCGGAGAACAGCGATGATCGGCCGCGCGCCATCCGTCAGGTTTCCGGTTGAGCCGCGCGACGTGCCTCCCGCTAAGGCGGCACGTCGGCTCCACCTCACGCCGGCGGAATTCGTCGCCAAACTGCCAGAGCTGCAACGTCGTGGGTTTCCCGCGGCGGACCCGACGACGGGGATGTTCGACCTCAAGGCCATAGATAGCTGGATGGATCGCCGCTCAGGCTTGACCACGGCCGCCGGCGCACGCGACGCTAGGGAGGTAGCGCGTGAGCGCATTGCGAACCTGTGAGCCTCCTGTGGGGTCGGACAAGATCCGATATCTGGTCTTCGTGCAGGGCAAGTGGCGCTGGCGCCCGACGGCCGCCATGAAGCGGCATGGCTTTCAGCTGGTCACCTTCGGTCGCACCCTCGCGGACGCGGACCGCTTGAGGGCGCTGGCGCTCAACCGGGATTGGGATCAGGCGCGCCGCGGCATCGAGGTGCCTAAGAGAGAGTTCCCGGCCGGGAGTGTCGGCGACGGCTATTCCCGCGTCTCGGCCATGCGTACGGCGGATCGGAAGGCACGCGGCGTCAAATGGACCTCGGAACAGGCGAGCCGCGACGACTGGCCAAGGGCATGGAAGTGGATTGCGCCGGTCTTTGCCGACACCAATCCGCGCACCATTGAGCCGGAGACCATGCAGGACTTCCGTGCGCGGGTCGCGGCGAAGGTCTCCGAATCCGAAGCATTCCGCACGATCAAAGTGTGGCGGGCGCTGTGGAAGAAGATGGCCGTCATGGGCTATTGCGACCTCGATCGCGACCCGTCTCTTGCCAGCGTCAACACCGCGCCGCCTCCCCGCGATGCCGTCTGGACCGACCATGAAGTGAAGCGGCTGGTCCAGCGAGCATGGAGGCTCGGTTATCGCGGCCTCGCCGCTTGCATGGCCGTCGCTTGGGACAGCCAGTTTTCGCCGGTCGATACCCGCACGTTGACGCCCGCTCAACGGCGGCAAGATGTCGCCGGCAGTTTCTATGCCGTCGACCGCGCCAAGACCGGCCGCGCGGCAGCGGGAACGCTCTCACAGTGGGCGGAGGCGATTCTGCAGGCGTATCTCCGCTGGCTCGACGTCGACTTGATGGAGAACGCGCCAATCTTCCGCACAAGGCACATCCTGCCGACGGAGAAGGGCGGCCGTGCCTACCTGCCTCGGCCTTACACCAAGGATAAGCTCGGCAAGGATTTCGCTGTCGTGCGCGCCGCCGTGTTCGGCGACGGCGAGACGCGGCAGCTTTCGGATATGCGCCGGTCCGGCACTGTGGAAGCCTTCGCCGGCGGCGCCGAGCCCGGCGGCGTCTCGGTGAAAATGGCGAACACGCTCGCCGCTTCGAGCCGGCTGCAAAAGACCTATAACCCTGTGAACGTCGCCACGGTCCGGCAGGTGGACGAGGCGCGGGAGGTCGGTCGGGCACGGATAAGAGAACAAAAGGCCGCCGAAAGTGTCACGGCGCCGGCTCAAAAAGTGTCACGGATCGTAGGAAGATCGACGCAAGTCATTGGAAAGACTGGCGGGAGTGACGGGGCTCGAACCCGCGACCTCCGGCGTGACAGGCCGGCGCTCTAACCAACTGAGCTACACCCCCAACGACGGGCCTCAGTGGGCCGCGCGTCGAGTGCGGCGGGTGTTAAGGCAGCCCCCGCCGGGTGTCAAGCATGTCCGGCCGGCTTTCCAAGGCATACTCACCAAGCCTCGACCTCAACCGGGGAGCTGTGGACGCCGCTTGACGAGCAGCGCGTCGGCCAGCGCCATCACCGCGATCAGCAGCGGCACGGAGAGGAAGGTGCCCGCCGGTCCCCACAGCCAGGTCCAGAACGCCATGGACAGGAACACGGCGAAGGGATTGAGCGCCACCCGCCGGCCGATGATCAGCGGGGTGAGGAACTGGCCCTCTATGCTGGTGATCATGAGGAAGAACGCCGCCGGCAGCATCGCCTCGAGGATGCCGGGAAAGGTGACGATGCCGGCGACCGCCAGGATCAGCGTCATCACCGCCGGGCCGACATAGGGGACGTAGTTCAGCACGCCGGCCGCCGCGCCCCAGAGCGGCGGGTTGGGCAGGCCGAGCGCCCAGGTCATCAGCGCGGTGGCGAGGCCGAGGCCGATATTGATGAAGGTCGCGGTGACGAGATAGGCGCCGAGGCGGTCCTCGATCTCGCGGAACACGCGCAGCGCCGTCAGCCGCGCCGAGCGCGGCCCCATCACCTGCACGACGCGCCGCTTGATCTGCACCCGCCCCGCCAGGAAGAACAGCAGCGAGCCGATGAACAGGATGAACTCGCCGATCACCGGGGTCACCAGCGTCACCATGCTCTCCAGCATGCGCGAATTGGCGATCTCCACCGCCATGGGGGGCTCGGCGACGCGGCCGATGGACTGGATCGATTCGATCAGCGAGATGACGGTCTGCAGGCTCGGCTTGAGCGCGGCGAAGCGCTCCTGGAGAATGGCGCCGACCTCGGGCGCCCTGCCCATCCAGTCGGCGACCGGCCCCGCCAGCGCCACGGCCGCGCCGTAGAGCCCGGCGATAAGGCCCGCCACGATCAATAGCGAGCCGAGCGCGATAGGCACGCCGCGCTTCGCCAGCCCCTCGATGGCGGGGCCGATGACGCTGCCGATGATCACCGCCGCGACGATCGGTATCAGCACCGCGCGGGCGACGAACATGGCCGCGGCGAGGGCGATGATGGCGGTGGCGATGATGGCGATCT